GTTCCGTCTGGATAGTAATGCACACCTATTACGCAGATTGCTAGCGTCAATGTGGCTTGCGTTGTTTGAAACTCACCCGTTTCAGGATCACGGGTAGTGTAGCCAAGTTGCTCTCCGATTAGACCAGCCTGCTCTTGCGATTGGAACTTTAGAAGTAGGTCGATCATGTTGATAGTACCTGTAGGGTGGCGTTTGGGATGCGGACTGGGTAGTAGCTCAGTCGGGAGATGTGGCCGTTGTAATTTGCTGTAGTGCCGTGAATGTAACCGATACCAATTTGCTCTACAGCCGTAACAGAACCTGAAGTATCCGTGACCACAGCAGAACCATTTAGTGTTCCAGCGAAATCGTTAACCTTGTAACAGAATCCAATTTTTGCAGATGTGCCAGCTGAAGGAATAGATCCTATAGCAAATGTGGCTTGATCAATGTTGGCGTTGTAAACTGAAAGGTTTTCATTCCCACTACTTGCAAAATTGTAAATTAGGTTCTGTAAGGGTGATGAAACTTTCGAGGCTGCAAAAAGAACACCGTTTGAAGTGGGAACATTAAGGCGATCATATTGAACCACTAAACTTCCCTCACTCGCATACCAAAACCCACTAAAATCCGTCCCAGTAATCTGACAAACATCTGCTGACCTTGTCACCGCTGCTGTGGTGGTTGGAATGTAGCTTGTAGGGAATGATGATCCGGTTTCAATCTGGGCTCCCCATAGGTAAACAGTATCGCCTAAAACCGCATTTACTGCCACCAGCGATGAATAGCTAAATAAAATACTTGTCGTGCTTCCAGATGGCTTGCTGGCGTTTAGCGTAACTCGATACCATCCAGATCCATAGTTGGAAATATCTGCTGAAGTCACAGACCAACCTGTGCCTATTGAGCTTGTCGAAATTATTGCTCCGGTGCTGATGTTGACTTTTGAAATAACACCATTTGAAAATGCTGAATCATAAATCTGTAGCCTTAAATAATCGCAATTACCTTTTTTAACAAAAATGCTGCAAGACACAGTAGTCTGGCCAGATGGTGCATTGTTTGAATATACATATGCTTCATTGACGGCATCTGAAATAGATGTTGTCAATAAGTCGGCTGTGGTGTTTCCGTCAGGAGCTGTAATTGAATTAGCTGTGACATTGCATCTTGATTTTGCCCACAAGTTAAACTGCTCTGAATAGAAAACGCTATTCGTCCTCTGCTCCTCGACCAACAGCCCTTTACTCGCCCAGCTTGTTGCGCTGTATACATGGTCGAAGCGTGGTGCGTTTACTGCTGCTGTTGTTAGTATGCCAGACGCATTAAGATAAGTACCCGTGCTTGCTCGACTATATGAAGGAGTCGGCCCAGTATACGCCGTAAGTGATTTATCAGCAGCAAACAACAAATCCAATGTCGGAGCGTAACCAGTCGAATCGACCCAGTAGAACGATGGCGCACCGCTAATTTGCTTGCTCTTTAGCGTGTACTCAGCACCATCATTAGGCGCAGATTTGATTAGATTAACCGCTCCAGTAACTGCGGTAGTTGCACCAGTACCACCGTTGGCAAGTGGCAGGGTGCCTGTCACTCCAGAGGTTAGCGAGACGTTGGTGATAGTGTTGTTGCTGGCGTTGATGGTTTTATTGGTCAGGGTTTCGGTGCCAGTCAGGCTTGCATATGTTTCCAGTTGGGTTTTCGTGAGCGCCAGCAGCACGTCTTTAGTGCCGGTGCTGAATGCCACAGCCGCGTTGGCGTTGCTGCTTGCGTGAACCGTTGTCCTGGTCAGCGTGTTGGTGGCGCTATAGGTGCCAAGTCCAACTTCCCATTCATTTGCAGTCCTGTGCGCGATCGCATAGTAAACCGTGTCGGCCACAGCACACACTGACGCAAAGGTCCGGTAGGTAGAATCAGCACCGGCTAGGGTGAATGCCCCCGTGCCGGTGCTGGTGCTGGATTCCTTCACGCGGTCGGCTCGAATGAGCGCCATGGGTTATTCCTAGTTTTGGAATTTCAATGGGCTGCTCACAGTCACCGCAAACGTGCCGTTGGTACTTGATACGTCCGAACCAAAATCGACGTAGCCAACGAGCGGATCAGCCGAAGCAGTCCCGGTGGACTTGTAGATGACGGCGGCCCGGGCGGTGATCGTGGCGCTGGTCCACGATGTGATTGTGAACGAGATTTCAACATCGTTGTTGGTGTTGTCGACGGCGGCCACGGATACCGAGCAAGCATTACCGCCCGCTGTGTAGCCGGTGCCAGTCACCTCGTTAGTGATGTCAGGCGAGCGTTTTGCGTGGCTTTTGCTGGCCGAGTAGGTCGACGTGACCAGCATGGCCTTGAAGGTGTCGGTGTCAAAATCAATATTGCCGACGACAGCGTCGCGGATGCACGAATTGTAAACAAGAGAAGCCATTGGTCATTACTCCTTGGTGGTGGCAGTGCAACGGATCAAACTGCTGACCCGTTCGATTTCAGAAACCATGTTTTCCTGAGTTTTCACGATGCTTTGCTGCGTCTCCTGCAGCGCTTTAAGCGTCTGCTCGATACTCAGCAAAAACGCAAAATGGCGATCCCGCAGGGGCACGATTAACTCTTTGGCAATCCATGCGCAGACCTGCCAGATGCCGTAGCCGGTGACGACGAGGGCCATCGTGGGCAGGCCAAACTCGCGGGCGAATTGTAGCGGGTCCATTAGAGGACGGCCTCCAGGATTAGCTTCACGGCGACACGGATCACGAGCACCCAGGGGAACAGCATGCCCTTGGCGCCGTCGTTGGCGTCGATGGCGCCCTGAATTACCTGCTCGTCACTCCATCCGGCCTGCTCCAGGTTTTCGGCCCCGCGGATGGTCGGCCCACCGCCAAGGGTCTGCTGCAGGGCGTAGCCTGCGACGCACCAGCCAGCGTGCGCCAGGTCAGCCCCGGTGACGTCGTTACGGCCGCGGGCCTTGTCGAGCACCAGTAAAAAGGCCTCGGAGGGGAAGTCGGTCGGGTAGGGAGGTAGTGCCATTTTGAGGACCTCAGATAAACCACGGGATGGTCCGGGCCGGGAATCCGACCACGGATGAAAACGCCCAAGAATCGCCAGCCTTTAGCATTTTTTCGACCGCTTCAGCGTCGGCCCAGAATCCACCCGTCGGCGGGTCGCCTGCGCCTAGTGGCCCGGTGTGGGCGCTCGGGCCCCAACTGTTTTGGATGAAGCCGCCGGGGCGCTTGCCGAGCTGAAAACCGAGAATGGCCATGCAGTGGTCCCACCGCGGGCCGGCCTTACAAAATCCGTCCTGATCGCGGGCCATTTGAAAGCCGACCGAACTGGAAACTGAAATGCCGTAGCCGGCAGTCAGGGCCTTGCAAGCGTCGTCGAACGTCGTCACCTTGGTGATCGTCTTGACGGGGTACTTGCGCGCCTCAGGCTCCAGGTCATCCGGCACGCCGGCACCTGGTGCGCCCCACTGGCGGGCCTTGGCGCCTGAGTAGACGCGGAGGTCGTACTTGCCGTTGCCGAAGATGGCCCGGTCCAGCACACCATATTTTTTTACCCAGTCGGCGGCCCATGCGCCGATTGACCCGTCGGAACGAAACCGGCCGCCGCCGATTTCGACCCGGCTGCCAGCGTAGATTATTTCGGTGGCGAGGTCTCGGACCTCTTCGGGGTCGCCGGCGATAGACTCGCATGCCTGGCTGACCTCGACTGCCGCCGCAGTCCCGAACGAGACACAGGTGCCGTAGCTACCCTGATCACGGTTAGGATATTTTTTGCCGGTGGCCAGCTCGTAGGCCAGCCACAGGTAGGCATGGTCAGTGCCTGTCGCTGTGGCGCCGGCCGGGGTTTCGCTGAACGTGTAGTAGGGCTGTTGGCCCGCCACGATCTCGACCTCGGCGGGGTCATCTATCCAGCCTGCTGCGTATTCGCTCATCGCAGGGCCTCCAGGATGCTGGCAATCCGGCTGAACGTCTCAAAGGCCTTGGCCCGGCTGCTGGGCGTCAGCGGGGCCGCGGGGTCGTTGCCAAGAGCTTGGGTTAGAACCAGCCCAAGGCGCTCGCGCATGGACGTTAGGGCGGTGTTGGGCAGGGCCTGCAAGGACTGCTGGCGAATGGCCCCGAACAGTTGGCCAACCGTCTGGTATCGGTTGTCGTTAGAGGCCACGCCGGCCTCACGAAAAACACCAGCCAATGCCTTGACGTGGGCGGCCTTGCCGTCCTCGTTCAAGGCGCCGTAAAGGGCGGCGAGGATCTGCGCCAGGTCATCGACCGGGGCGGGTGGCGTGGGTGGTACTGGTGGTGGTGCCGGAGGTGGTGGCGCCGGTGGTGATGGTGGAACCGGTCCCGGGGCATTGCCGACCACCAGAGTGACCTGCACGGCGTCGGTGGGCTTGCCGTCAATCGCTGACCAGACAAGCACCCGGTAGCGGCCCGCGGACATGGCGACGGCCACGGTGGATTTTTTATTGGCGAGCAGTTCAGCAGGGAACAGGGAGACGCCCGGGTCGATGGCGGTGAATTTGACGGTTTCGCCCTTGGTCTCGGCGACCAGGGACACAAAGGTGCCAGGCTGAGCGGTGACCTCGGCGGGGAGCTTGATGTCTTGGGACAGGACGAGCAGCAGCAGGGTTAGCATCGGGGCCTCCTGCTTTATAAATGACCTTTACGGGGCTGCGTAATCTGGGCAGCGTGTGCAGACCTGCGCATCGGTAGCGGTACCGTAGGGGCGACACTGGCCGTAGACGGCGCACTCGGTCAGCACGGCGCCGCCGCAGCCGCAGGACGCAGATGCCTCCAATGGCTCGCCGCGGTGGACGCAGGGCAGGGCGAGGCAGGTTTTGGACTGCTGGATGAGGGCCTGGGCTGTGGTGGTGGTCGGATTAGCCATCTGGGCAGGTGCGCAGTTGGCCGAACATTCGTAGGGGCTAGTCCAAGGCCCGCCAGTGGCGCCCGCAGGCTCGGTCGTGCTGCGGACGCACAACCCGCCAACGCACCAGTAGGTGCAATTTTCGACACGGCGAACCTCCCAAGAGGCGCTGTAGTAGCCGCCTGAACTGGTTGAGACGTTGTAGCCAAATCGGTCGCTGGTTAAACCGTCTGATCCGCCCATGACGTGATAGAACGGGCAGCACTGCGAGCCAATCACGCGTGTGCGGATGCGCGGGGCGCTAAAAAAACTCAACGGAGGGTAGGCGGTGGTCAGTTTGTAGGCGGTGCCTGAAATGGTCCAGGTTGTCTCGTAGCTGTTGAACGCTCCCGGCGTCCACGAGTTGGTCAGGTCGGACAGAATCAGGGCCGACCGGCTGTTCTGAAAGTATTCCTTGTAGAGCACAAGGTACAGATGCGAACCGGACAGGGTGACCGACGGACCGCCCGCGGGCGTGCTAGCCACGGTGCCCGAAACAGCGTAACGCCCGACGACGCCAAATGGCCACGGGCCAGTTGCGTTGTAGTTTTCAAATTCCAGCACGTACTGGTAGCCATAGGTCGCCGGCATGCTAAAGGTGAACTTGACCGTCAGGTTTTCCGGCACGGACGTGTCGCCGGCGCCAGGGCAATCGCCGTCGGCCTCGCCCACCAAGTTGGCGCCGAACCAGCGGAACCAGTAGGGGCCGTCGGTCGGGTACGGGCCGCACTTGCAGGAAAAACAGCAGCCACAGGGCAGGGTTTTCGTCGTCGTTCCGCCGCTCACGCCTGTGGCTCCGCCCTCCATGGGCGCCGGGTTGATCGACGGGATGACAGTGGCGCTGGGCACGTTCACGCCAGTCGTGACCGTCGCCGTCGGTGCCGACACGGTTGGCGCCTGAATTGGCTCGGTGATGCCTGTCGACGCGTTGCCACCGACGGCCGTGCCAGTAGGCGCCGTGACTGGGACAGGGGGCAGGGTCGGCGACGTGACCACTGTTCCCGTGCCGGTGCCAGTGGGCTCTGTGACCGGGACCTGCGCAGGGCCGGTTGGCGTGGCACCACCGCCACCAACAGCACCACCGCCTGGTGCAGTCGTGACAGGGCCCGCGGGGCTGACCGGACTGATAGTACCGCCGCCGCCGCCAGTGCCCGTAGGTGGCGAGACTGGCGTGGCCGGTATCGGCAGCGGGATGATCGTCGGATCGGTGCCTATGGCGCCGCCAGTGGGCGGGGAGGCTGGCACGGGGTCGATAGCGATCGGCGAAATAACAGCCCCGCCACCGCCTACGGCGCCTGGTGGCTGAACTGGCACCTGCGGGGGACCGATAGGAACGGCGCCACCGCCACCAATGGCGACGCCGACAGGAAGATTGATGCCGACTGGGTCTAGCGCAACTGGCGCTGGAATGGCGCCGCCACCACCTACGGCTGCGGGTGGCTGAACTGGCACCTGCGGGGGGCCAACGGGAGCAGCACCGCCGCCACCAATGACGTTGCCGCCTGGTGGGAATAGCAGGGCAGGGTTCCAAAAAATCGGGGTTGGAACAGCCCCGCCGCCACCAATGGCCGTAGGCGCTGTGATCGGGGCAGCCGGCCAAGCGGTGGGCGGGATGATGACCACGCCAACGGCCGCGCCGCCCTCGATCGGGTCGACAGCCAAGGTCGACAGTTCGGGCCCGTTGGGTTGGCCCGTGGCGGAGCCGGTGGCAGTGCCCGAAAATCCTGCCAAAGACTTTGCGCCGCCGAACGCCGAACCGTCAATAATGTCGGCGTCGGTTTGCGTTCCGCCTGCCATTAGGTCACCACCATGCCTGGCACGGTGATGGTTTTAGTGGTCACCGTCAGGTTGCCGTTGGAGCAGGTGACCGCGGTGACGACGGCCTGCGAAACGGGCGCACCAGCCACCGCAAACTCATGCAGTTGCGTCTTGCCCGCCCCGCCGGCCTTGGTGACGATGACCGGCCGCATCAGCACGATTGTGTTAATCGCCACCGATGTGGCGCCGTTGAGTTCACGGGCCCAGTTAGCCGTGCTGGTGCCGGTCTTGCCGTTGGGTATGTTGCGGTAGCCGGTGCCGTCTTCCTGTGGCTCCTGCTCGGCCCAGGTGTAATAGGTGGCGCCCGCTGCAGTGAATGACCCGGTGATCTTGGCGACAAAAAAGCCTGGCGGGGCCTGCAGGACCAGGGCGCCCTGACCGTCGTTGGACAGATTAAAGCCGGGGGTGGCGGACGTGAAACGCATGGTTAGGCGTCCGGATTTCGGAAGAAAATTTCAAATGGCACGCTAGGGTAGATCGCCAGCTTGTTGTTCTCGTTGGTGCCGTAGTAGAACTTGTTGTCAATGTGGCAGGGAATCAGATTGTGACCGGCCACGATATTGTTCTTGCTCTCGGTGCCGCCCGGGGTGTAGGGCTTGGCCAGCGTCGGGTTGCGATAAACGCAGTTGAATTGCAGGTCGCAGAGCTTTTGCTGGCTGGGCAAAAACGCCCCGTTGTACGGCACGAACTCGGGGAAGGGCTGCGTGTAGACGCGCATCACGTCAACACTGTTAAGCAACAGGGTGCCCTTCGGGTAGTTGTAAAACTCGTATTGGTTAACCCGGCCGGTGTATCGGTCGAAGTAACTGTAGGACGATTGCACCCACGCCAAGGGCACCTGGTACCAGCGAAACTTGACGGCCTTGCTGGAGATGTAGAGCTTGAGCTGCCCGGTCGGGATGCCGACGTTCTGCAGGGAAAACCCCGCGGGGTTGCTGTCCATGCGGAACAGGAAGGCGCCCTGCGCGGCGGTGATATAGTCGCCTGCTGGCTGCTGGTCGGGCTCTAGGTAGCGCCACCATTCGGTCTGCACCTCAAACGACAGTGGCGCCCCTGCCGGGGTGTCAATGTCCCACCATTGGATTGTTTTAGTCTGAAGCTGCTGGTCGGTCACGACGGCGTACGGGCGGGGCAAAAACTCCAGGGCTAGCTCGTAAGACTCGTAGCGGGCGTAATAGGGAAACGGGTCGGCCTCTAGGTCGACGGTGACGCCGTTTTCCTCGCCTGTGCTGCTGCGCTTGTCCTTGAACTGAACGCCCTGGCCGTTGCTGATCCGCTCGCAAAACAGCCACGGAAACATCGGGTGAGCTAATGGCAGGGACCTCTGCAGGCCGACCCCGGACGCGGTGGTGTAGCCGAGGGCCTCGCGCATGGCGGGCAGTAGGTAGTTGGCCGGGATCGTCAGCAGCATTTGGGCCCGCCCGGCGTCCACGCCAAAACCAAACGGCGACGGACTGATGCCACTGATGCGCTCGACAGCATTCTGCAGGTTGGTGAACGCCATTAAATGTCCACCATGTTTTCATTTAATTTGCGACCGGAAAACAGGTTGCCGACGCCGACGCCGAAGTTGTAAACGCCCTCGGTCAACTGCCCGGCCGCCCATTGGGACCCGCCAAGAATCTTATCTCCATAGCCGGCGCCAGGTTTTTTGGCGGCCGCCAGTCGCTCGTCGTAGACGTCGGCGCCACCCTGCACGCTTGAAAACGCCCGGGCGGTGTCGCTGCCAAACTTCACGGCCTGATCCCACGGTGATTTCAAAACGTCGATGATGTCTTTTAGCAAGTCGTTTGCCTCCCCGGTGTTTTTGGCGACGTCCTGCTGAACCGCCAGTTGTTCGTTTTTTGCGTCCATGTTTGGCATCGCCGCGTAGGCAGCCTGCAGGGTGTCGCGGCCCAGTGAATCAGCCGATTTGAACTGCGGGCTGGTCGGGGCGCCAAAGCTGAAAATTTCCTCCTTGGCCACCTTGCCCTTAGCCTGCTTAAACTCCATATCGTCAGCCGCCTTGCTGGCCTTGTTCTCCTCGACCTTGAAATACTTGCCAACGTAGGGCAGAGTCGACAGCCACTGGATGATGCCCCGTTTGATCATTTCCAGGGTGCTAATTTGTCCGGTGGCCCAGAGCAGGCCGGCCGCCATCATTTTTTTCTGCCCGCCGACGGCGTCCTTGAGGCCCTGCAGGTACAGGCGGAACATTGGCACCAGCTCCTCGGCGAAGCGGGCCAGCTCAGGGATCAAGTCCTTGAGGAAGTCGCCCATCTGCCTGGCCATCTGCTCGAAAATTGGCTGCAGTTGCTTCATGACCGGCCGCAGGTAGCCGGCGAACTCCCGCAGCACCTGAGCGGCCACCTTGACGACCGGCACCAGTGCCTCGCCAATTACGGCGTAGACCGACCGCATGGCGTCGTCGAACTGGTGCAGGACGTATGGGTTGAACGCCTCGACGAACGGCCGCACGGCGCCCACTAGGGCGGGCAGGCCTGACATTGGGCTGGTCATGGCGTCGCTGAACGAATCCATGAAAGACTTGGCCGCGCCGGCGATGTTCTGGGTACTGCTGCCGATTGCGTCGCTGTAGGCGTACGAGGCCTTGCCGGCGTTGTTGAATGCCGCGGCCATCACCTCGGCCTTGGCTGCCATCTTGGTCAGGGGCAACAGCAGGGCCGAAAAACCACCCATGATTTTGCGCAGGGGCAGCATCATGCCTTCGAGGCCCAGCTTGGCAAACGATCCGGCCACGGGCAATTTCATGCCAAGCTGTACGGTTGCTGCTGCGGCGCCTACTCCCGGGATCTTTGAGGCCATGCCGCCAATAGCGCCAGCGGTTGACCCGACGCCGTCCCGGCCCGACAGGCCGCGACCGACCAGTGCCAGGTTGGTAGCGAATTTGTCCAGGGCCCGGATCAGAGGTAGCGCGGCGGTGGTGGTGTTCATGTTAGTTGCCGTTGCTCCTTTCTTCCCAGGCCTTTTCCAGCACGTCCCGCTTCTGACCTAACGCCAGGCCCAACGATAGGAACTGCGCCTTGCGCTGCTCGTTCGTCATGCGCTTTGGCTGCTCCGGCGGTTTCTCTTCCACTTGTCCCGTCTTCCGGTTGCGCGGATGCCCGTAAACCCGCTCAATCTGCCAGTCGGTCAGCTCCCCGATCTCCGCCAGCGTCAGCAGGAACGGCTCCCCGGATAGCGCTGCATACAGGGTGACTATGTCCATCGGCCCGTTGGCGCTGTCGCCTTTCTCCGCCCCGCCATTCGCTACTGGGCGATTGCCGGGGCTGCGCGGAAAGACTCGGAAAATACCTGCTGAATCACTGCGGCGACTTCCTCGCTTTGCTGCTGGATCAGGTCTGCGGCGTTGTCGGGGGTGAGACCGAACAGCACGCTAACCAGCGCATGCAGGCCCGCGGGCGACTCCATCCATTTGCGGTGTATCGGACCGCCAAAGGCGAATTCGCCACCACCGACCCGGTCAAGAAACGCCCCGTAGGCGATCTTGAACTCCTCGTCGGTCAGGTTGCCCTTGTCGATCATGATTTCGGCGCGCACCTGGGCCTTGCAGGCCTGTTCTAGTGCAGCCTTGGTCTTCTGCTTGATCAATTGAACCGTGTAGGTTCTGCCGCCAATTTCGGCGGTGATTGGTTGCGCAATTGCCTGAGATACGCTCATATCGTGATCACGCTGGTGTCAGCGTCTCCGTCTTGGAAGTTGCCCGTGCAAATGGCGGTCAAGTCGACCATTGCCACGCCGCGGGCATTCGTGCGCAGCCCCAAAGATGTAATTAGCACGGGCAGAGTGAACCCGGCGTCGGCGTCCTGATCGAGGTACAGGGTGACCGTGCCCGTCTTGCCGCCCTGCAGGTTCATGCCTGCCTGCGGATACGGGCCGGACATGGAAACCATCGCCGTCGGGATGCCGGCGGCGAAGAACCCGGTGGGCTGGTCGTAGTTGGATTGGTCGATTTCGGGAGTAGATATGGACAGGGACCATTCGGTAACCGGCTGCATCACGCCACCAATGCGTGGGCCAAACGAGACGGCGCCGTATTTGCCTTTGTAGAAGGTGGTCGCCATGCCCGCCTCCTCCTGGTCACAGGGTGACCGTGAAGGACCCGGTGGACTGCGCGGTGATATTGACCTGTGCCACGCCCCGGACGTTTTGGCTGATACTGCAGCCCGTCACGCGCCCGGTCACCGTAAAACCGGCGCCGGCGCTGTCATATTTCAGTATGAACGCAACCGCGGCCCCGACAGAAAAACTTGCGCCGCCGGCGCTGCCATCGTACGGACCCGAACAGGTGATATTGGCGCTGGTGATGCCGGCCTCGCTCTCGGCGTAGCCGGAACTGGTGAAGTTGGTGGTGTCGACGGGCTCGCTGGCCACCTCAAGAGACCAGTCGGTCAGCGGCTGGGGCGTGCCAGCCACCGATACAGATCCAGATTTGCCACTATAAAACGCCATATTATGTGCCTCCCAGCAGGACTAAGTCATAAGTCCCAGTCAGGGACCCGGACAGGTTGGTGATTTTTAGGTTGCGAACGCTTGCCGATAGGGTGAACGCGGTGCCGTCGCCCAGCAGCATGAAGCCGCCGGACTGGATGCTGATTGACGGGCTGGTGCCACCGAAAAACCAAGTCAGCGGGTTGCTTGCGCCCGGTTCAATCTTCATGCCGGTCGTGGTCGCCTTGACCATCAAGGCGACGGCCTTGGTCAGGGTTTTTGCGTCGCCAAGTAGATTCGTGATTGAATACAGGTCGATGGTCGTATTGGCCGAAGCCGCCAGGGTGCCCTGCACGGCCAGCAGCTCGTTAAACGTGGTCACCGATGGCGCCAGGCTGGCCGACAATTTGGCCGGGCCCTGCTTCACGCTGCCATAGGTGGTGGACTTCGTTTGAGTCCAACCGATTTCGGCGTTGATGTTCGACAGGGTCAACGGCATCAGGCGGTCCTCGTTTCGCTACTCTTGTAAATGACGTGAAACGCGTCGGTCTCGGTCGTGTTCTCTGTGTTGCGCAGGTTGAACGGCCCCGACAGGGTTAGGTCGATGTCATAGACCGCCCCGGCCCCAGATAGCAGTGGCTGGTAGATTTCGTTGCGCACGGCCTCGCGTAGGTCGAAGTCATCCGAGGCGATGGACAGCTCGCGGTTGCCTTTCACGAATACAACAACGTAAACCGGATAGGCCCAAGTGACGCCACGGCCGAACGTCTCCAGCTCAATCGACTCTCCCTCTGGCCCTGGTGCGACCACGATGACGGGCAGGGTGTCGACGTTTAGTTGCTGCGGCCGTCGCCGGATCACTACGGGCACGCCACCAGATACTGCGGCCACTCGTAGCTGCACGGCTTCCAGAATCGCCAAATACTGGCTCATATCGGGTTGATCTCCTCGACGGCCTGCCCGCTCTCGGCCTCGCACTGCAGCACGTACCGGGTACCCCAGGTGGCTGCGGTGATGCCGCCGGCGAACCAGCGGCGGCCGTCGCCATCAGTCACGACGGTGGAAAACTGCGGCACTAGGCCCGACAGGTCGGCCCGCCACAAGTGCCACGTGCAGTAGGTGCGATAGCCTAGGGCGCCGTTGCCGAGGTCGTAGGGCACGGTGTCGACGCCCTCCTGCAGGGCCCGGGTGCTGGTGGTGGCGCCGTCGGGGTTGGTGATGGTCACCGTCTGCAGGTTGTCCACGGCCAGGAAGTCGCTTTCGACGTTGATAGTTGGCACGGGTCACCTCAGAGGATTTGGCCGCGGAACTCTCTCGGCTGCAGGCGGGCCAACATTTTGTTGATCTCGCCGACCTGTCGCATCAGTCCCTCGCGCCATGCTTGGCGCTGCACGGACTGCCCCCCGACCGAGTAGTCGGGCTGCGGGTCGGCAGAGTCGGCCAGCAGGGCGGCCATCAGGCCGTCGCGCTGGGTTTGCAGGTCGAGGATGTTTTGGGCTAGGGACATTGGCGGAAGGCCTCCCGGAGCTGCTGGCGAATGGTGGACAGGGTGCGGGATTCGGTGGTCATTTTTTTCCTGTAGGCCGCATCTTCTATTTCTCGCAACTCTTTTCTTTTTTTCTCTGCGTTGCGGTTTTTACTGTTCCAAGTCTTCATTAGTTCTTGGTGGTAGGCCACCTGCTCTGGGGTTGGGCTTGGTCCGTAAAGTTTGTTTAAAGGCCTTGGCTTGGTTTTTTCTAGTTGAGTTTTTTGATTCAGCCAAAACGAGGATTTGCTTGGGTCTTCGCGGTCGTCTAGAGGTTCATAGTTTTCGGTCCCTGGCTTTAGCTCAGGGTAATCTTTTAACACGCTAGCCGGCACCTGCTTGCCTGCGTCAATAGCCCGCTTAACGTCGGCCTTGCGCAGCAGTTTAACTAGGTCCATGTCGATGTCGCGTGGGGCTCGCCCGGGGCTGCTAGCCAGCCATTTTGCGGCCCATTCCTGCTGGCTCATCTCGTGCGGCTCTTTGAGATACGGATAGTCGGCCAGCACCTCCTGTGGAATGGCCTTGCCGGCTGCCCGGGCCTTTTTAATCTGCTCAAAATGGTCGCCGCCCAGCTCAGCAATTGCCTTGCCAGCGACGCCCATGACGTCCTTAATCTTGCGCTCTTTGGCCTTAGTCAGCAATTCGTTGGCCTTGTCCATGTAGGCCTTTTGGAATTCGGCCTTAGTCATCTCGTGCGTCGGCTTTGTGGCAGGTTCTGCGGGTTTACGTTCACTAACTGCAGGCGGCGCCGCCGGCCCAGCTTCCCGCTCTAGCTGGGCTATCGCAGTCCTTAGCGCTTTGGCGTTGGCGCTGCTGCGTGTCTTGTTCAGCAAAACATTTAGGTTCTTGATTCGGTCAGGTAGGGACGTGGCCTTGGGATTGGTTGCTGGCGGCGATGGCTCAACGGGCGGCGGAGCTGCAGGGCCCGCTTCGGGCTTGGTTTGGGAGGCCTGCTTAGTCAGGTTGTCTAGTTTCTCCTGAGCCTTTTTAATGTCGCCGTCGATCTTGACCGTGTTCGGTTTAAAATTCTTTTCCTTGTGGCCGCGCTTCTCCATCTCGCTGTCGGCTAGTGCCCATCGGACTTGGCGCTTGCCTTCTTCCCGATCGGCCTCGGGCTGGTTCATCCTGCGGCGGACGCTGATCTCGGGCTGGTTCTTCCACCGAAACACGCGGTAATCTGGCCGGCCCATCGTGTCCGGCACTTCCTCAATCTGGTCGTCGGGCAATGCCTCCACTTGGCGGTCGACGTCGGCTTTGTCCTTCTGCCACCGATCAGCCCTTTGCATTAAATCGGCCCGATCCATTTGCATTTTTGCTAGGGTTTTGGCCGCACTGACTGCAGATTGAAATTTAGCCTTGGGTTCATCACCGCTTGAATCAAATCCCAGCATGCGGGCTGCGGTCTCCAGACTGACCGTCTTGGTGGTGCCGTCTGGTGCTTCAACGGTAAAGTTGTGGACGATTGGCCGGTTGGTTTCGTCGGCTTGGGTGGACCGGTCCCACGCTGAAACCTTGCGGGTGCGGTTCTCGCCCCGATCGTCCACCATGTCGACCTTGTCGTGTTCCCAGTTGTAGCCGACCAGCTTATGCCCGGTTGGCCCGGTGACCGGCGAGAAGTTGACTGACCCGCGGCGCTGTGCATACGGGGTTTTGGGTGCTGGTGGCGTCACCTTGGGCTTGGCTGCCGTTGCCGATGGCTCAACAGCAGGCGGCGCCACTGGCCCTGCCTCCGGCTCTGTCGCTCCCGACGTCCTCCCAGGCGAAAACAGCCCACCAAACATTTCCCCAGTGCCGTCGGTCTTCGGGTCCTGCTTCTGATACAGCCAGTCGAGGCCTTTTTCTGCCTGGTCGGCGACCGTCTCCCGCGGCTTGAGCTTCGGGTCCTCGACGGGCACCTGCGTGCCAAACAGGCCCTGCGTGGTGGCGGGCTGGGGTTTGGTGGGCTCGGGTTGGCCGAAAAGGTTGGTGGCGGGTGGTGGGGGGGGTGGCGTGGTTGCTGGTGCTGGCTTGTCCTGCTTGGTTGCCTTTGGTTTCTCCTCGACCTTCGGCGCCGCAGCGGGCCCGAAGTCGAAGCTGGTGTCTAGTCCGCTTGCGGGCTCGCTGGCGTCTCCGGCGAGGTCCCCGGGCTCTTCGTCCCGGCCCGCTTCTCTTCCTCCGCTTCCATCTCCGCCAAAGATTTCTTCAAAAAGTCGATCCTTGCTTTCGTTGCCGCCAGCTTCCTCGCCGCGTCCTCGAACCTCTTCAAGCTGTCCTTCTTCGTATCCATCGGCTTGGGCCTCCTCACGGGCCTGCATGTAGGCCGTGTAATCCTTATCATACTCGGCGGTGTCGGCTGCCAACAATGAGTTGGTTTTTTTCTTTAGTAGCTGCAGCAAGTGGTCGCTGGGCGAAGATTTGCCCATGGGCACGGTGATATGGCCCTGGCGCACCATGGTAGCCGCCATGTCGTCTAGGCTAAGGCCTTTTTTGTTCAGGGCACCCAGCAGGCCAAACTCTTTAAAATCCGTGTGCTCAAAGTCGCCTGACGAGATCCCGCCCTCGCGCCGAATCACCGCTAGCAATGACATACTCAGCGGTTTTTTAGCCCGTGGTTTCGGCTCCTTTTTGGCCGCCGCCGGTGGCGCCTTGGGCGTCTCCTCGATGGGTGGCGGTGGCGGTGGGTCGCCTGGTTCGGCAAATAGCTTGCGTTGGGATTTGTGATCTTGGCCGGTGAACAAAAGCGATTGTGACAGCTCGCTGGGTCGCTTGCCGGTCAGGGCCGCGGGGCCTTTGGTGATCTTGCCCTCGCCGTCCAGTTCGACCGGCGTCCCGCCTTTTTTCTTGCCATTGGTGTTTTTTCCGACCTTGGCGCCGATGGTCACCCAGCGGTTTTCAAGGGCACGGACGGCGAGGCTGACAAGGTGATCAGGGATACGGCCCATGGGTGACTATTCCAGGTGGGTGACGATGTGCGCATGGGTGGTGCTGATCACGCCGTTGACCTGGTCGTGCAGGGCAATGGCGGCGGCTGCGTCGGTTGCCTCGACGGCCAGTGCGGCCGCTCCGGGCAGTTGGACCGACCAGCGGCAAACAGCAGGGCCGGATGGGCCAACAGCCGGCTGTTGGGCCGGCTGCTGCACCTGTTCCTGGGCCGGCTGCGCTGCAGGTTCTGCCTGCGGGCGCTTCTTGGCCATGGATTACTCCTTGCCGAGGGCGACAGCGCGGGGCTCGGCCACGCCGGCGACGCCCCACAGGGACGCCTTCACACTCAGCACGATGTCGTTGTTAAACTCCGCGGCGTTCTGCGGTGGCGCCTCGATCACGCTCAACGGCTTGGCCTCACGCCAGACAAACGCACGCTTAAAGTCGCCAAGGTAAACCCGGGCGTTGGCGTTGGCCTCGCTGACGTTGCCGATGGCGGCGTCGGTCAGCAGGTTGAACCCGTGGGCGCTGGTTAGGATCTCGTAGTTTTGATCCAGCGGGTTGGCGCCGGTCGTACGAGATGGGTTGCCAGTAGTGGCGTAGTTGCCGCTCTGGATCTCAGTGGCGTTGATGATTCTGCGCAGGTTGTATTTCTGCGCGGGCATCACGAAGACCTGTTTGGGCTCAATCTGGATGGGTTTCCCGGTGACCGGGTCCCGCATCTTGACAAACAATTGCTCCAGGGTGTTTAGCCCTGTCCAGTCCGTCAGGCTAAAACCGGTCACGGTGTTGATCCAGTTTGAGCCGCTAGACAGGTAGGTACTGTAGCTGGTGCCGTTCCAGCTGTGTGGGTTGTTGATACCCAACACGACCTTGAGGATGTCCTCCTCGCGGCCCAGAGCGACGCGGGTACCGACGGAGCGGGCCGAGTCGATGATCTGGCTGGTCAGGTCAGAGTAGATCGCCTCGGCGGTCACCGCGACGATTTTGCCCTTTTTGACCACGGCTGGGTGGTCAATGTACTGACCAGAAAACCGGGTCTGCGAGTAGGGCATGCCTGGTTCGACGATGTCCGAGTCGTTGGTCACGTCGGACAGGTAGGGCACCCGTTGTGGCCCAAGGTTGCCGTTTGTCACGGCAATGGTGGTGCAGAGGGAATCGGCGACCATGGAGGCCAGCTTGTACTTCTCGCGGACCTCGTTCACCAGCAGCTGGCCGGTAATTGCGGCGAAGGCCGATGGGTCGACAGCCTCGGTGCTTTCAAGCACTTGGCCTGTGCGGTTGTACCTGTCAAGATGCTCGGCCCAGCCTTCGCCCATGAAGGCCTCGGCTAGCCGGCGAATCGACAGTCGGGCCGGGTTGACGGCGCCGCCGTTCACTTCTTCGATCAGGGCCCTGGAGGTGGTCGCCACCCCGTTCGTCTTGGCGCTTTCGCGCAGCTTGCGGTAGATCGCTGACATGTTCACAGTCTCCTCAGTATTGGGTTAGGCGCTTGCGGCGTTAGGGGCTTTTACGGATAGCAGACGGACCTTAACGGTGGTCGCGCTGGTGGTTTTTTCAACGACGTAGCCAATGGCCTTGTCGAGGGCGGCCACCGAGGCGACGGTGTCGTTCAGTAGGGCGTTGCCGGAGGCCTTTGCGGGGCCGACCAAGTCGCCGATGTTGTAGCTGGCGCTGGCGGTGGCAAACTGATAAAACCCGTCGCTGTCGACGCGGCAGCGGTTGGCAATCGAGTTGCCGCGAATTTGCGCCGTGGAACTGTCTTTAAATTGGCCAGATACACCTAGGAACAGCGCACGGAACGCCACTTGAGTGGTCGCTAGGTTTGTGTCCCAAGTCGTGTCGCTGGCGCGGACCAGAGTGCCTGAGCTGATGCCGACTAGGTCGCCGATGTCGACGGCTTGACCTGTCGCAATCGGGCAGTCGATGGGGTTTGTTTCACCGTACAGATACTGGGCGGGCATGGTTAAATCTCCTCTCGCAGGGCTTTACGCAGGGCATCGAGACCGTCGGCCACGTTGGCCGGGGCGCTCTTGGGTTTGGAAAACTTCGTTGAAACGCGGCGCCGGTCTTCGAGCACTCGCTCCCATTCACCGCGGGGGGCGTGGGCCAGAGTGCTAAGGAAGGTCTCGGTGACGGCGTAGGTGGGCAGGCCGGCCTTCTCGCAGGACGATTTGGCTTCGGCGAACGTCTTGCGGCGGCCTTCTGCGACGCGGTAGGTGTCGAGCTGGCGGAGCAGGGCGAGGTAGTGCTTGTCGCCGGTGCGCCTCAGCGCTTCCTCGGCCTTCTTGGCCATTGCCTGGTCATCGTCCGCGGGGGCTTCCTCGCCATCTTCCTCGGGCTCATCGGCTGCACCCATATTGTCGCCCATAGCACTTTCGTCGTCGCTGTCGTAGTCGCCGTCGGCCTCGGGCGTGGACTCCTCGGTGGGCTCGTCCTCGACCAGCTTCAAGGCCTGCATAATTTTGTTTTTCTTGGCGCCGTGGTCCATTGACTTGTCGCCCAGGATGCCGAGGATCATCTTGCCCAGGTGTTGTGACCAGTCGTCACCCGCGGGGGCGCTGGCCTTGTCGCCACCGTCGCCACCGTCGCCCAGCATGTCGGCCATGCCGTCGGGTCCTTCTTCAAGGACCATCTTGCCGTCGACCTTCTTGTTGCCTTTTTCATTCTCGTACATGTCGCAATTCCTCTCGGTTACGTTCTGAAGACTTTCCAGCAGGCCTTTGGTGGTTGCCGGGTCGGCCACGAGGTCGACCGATTCGACCTCGATGATTTCGGTGACCTCGTCCTTGCCCTCGCGGTTGCGCTGGATGCGGGCGGTGGCGTTGTGGCTGAGGCCGACGGCGTTTGGGTCGTTTCGCACCCACCAGTCGAATGCTTTGGCCAATGGGTGGGCGGGGTTGTAACTCATATCGGCGTACAGGCCGTCGTTGCCCATGCGCACGTTTTTCAGGCGCCCGAATCGTTCGGTGAACTCGCGCATTTCCTGATGCGGCTTTGGATGGTCCAGGTTGACCGGTTTACCTTCGTACAGACCGCAGGCCCGTTGCATCACGGCCAGCGGGTACTCGCGCCCGTTGCGGCTCTTCATGCCGAGGACCTTGACGTTCTTGACAACCGGGCCCGCGGCGCTGGCTTTGGCTGCCAGCGGGGTGAAGGTGTCTTCGCGGAGGTTCACGGTTTCGAGGCTCATAGTCAGTAAATGACATGGGCAAAAAAAAAATGTGGAGAAGGGCTTGATTCTATTCCGATAGCGGTATAGTATGAGTGTGTCAGGTAAGAAAACTGACGCACACCAAGATTTAGGAAAAAGACCATGAACGCCACAAAACTGACCGGTAAAGCCGCTATTGAGTACGTCCGCAATACACTGCGACCTAGCATGGACGAGCCTGTCCGTGGGCTGTGCATCGCAAATAACGAGGTAGACGGTGACGGCGTGGATGATGTCACACTCAGCCACGCCATAGACGCGTGCGACGAGGACCCTAGCCTGGTTACCTACGCACTGGTGACCGCTTGAACCTAATTAGCACCAGTGAAGCCGCTACCCGGTTGGGCATATCTGCCCGCCGGGTTGTTGCGTTGATCAAGGCCGGCAAACTGCCTAGCCAACGGATTGGCCGGGCCCACGTCATCGACCCAAAGGATTTGGCGTTGGTCAGTGACCGCAGGCCAGGCCGGCCGGCCGCCGGGTGATCACTCACCGACGATGCGCAGCCACGCCAGTGACTCGTCGCTAATTCTGATCACGTCGGCCAGCAGCATGCCCCAGTCGCGGGCCACCTTCCCGGGCTGCTGGCCGTCTCGGTGGATGGCGGCGACGATCATCTGCTCGCGGTCGGGCAGCATGCCCAGCAGGTCGTCGACCACCAGGCGTAGGCTGTCCGACTCGGGCGCGGCGGCGGGGTCGTTGTCGACCTCGTCGCTGTTGGAATGCCTGGCTAGTTTCAGGTGGCTGACTGTCGCCTCCCACAGGCTGCGCTGCTTGAAAATGGACCTGTGCAGGGCACCCCGCACCCACAGGGTACAAAACGCTCCCAGGGTGACGCCGCGGGTCGGGTCGTACCGTTGCATGCCCGCCAAAAAACCGCACCACCCGACCTGAATCAGGTCGTCTAGGTCGATGCGATAAGGTGCTTTTTTGCGGTAGTAATGCGCCATCCGCCTGATCAGCGGGCGGTGGGCCAGGATCTGTTCATCTGTCACAGACGCGACCCGTTTAGGGCCGATCTGGTTGCGGCGGCGTCGGGATGCCACTAGGTGGGGCGCCATTCGGCGGTTCCGGTTGCCCCGGGTCGGCCTGCCCCGGTTGGGGCGGATTGGCTGGCCCGTATTTGGCGGCGGTCTCGGCGTCGTGTTGCCGCTCCCGCTCGATCTGTTCGTTGGTCGCGGATTCGTCCAGGCCGATGGCGGCCCTGACTTGGGCTTTGCTCATCACGCCCATCTGCACGTAGGTTTGGTGCTGGCTGGCCTCGGCCGCCTTGTCGCGGCTTGCCACCGTGGGCACGTCGCATTGCACGTCGATCTGTTTCAGGACCTCACGCGGCAACAGGCCGACGTCAACGGCCAAGCTGAGCTGTTGCCACGCCAACGACCGGCTGGGTTTGGTGCGGCGGGTACCGAGGGCACCAGACAGCAAATGCTGAAAGTGTTCGAGCTGCTTGGTCGCTGGCGCCTCTGCGACCAGGGCGCTGGCATAGTTGGCGCTGCTCGGGTCTGCCGACAGCATGGCCTCGGACAGTCCGAAGCGGGCGGCGATGGCCCGTAGGTTGGCCCGTAGAGTTTCCACCATGTCGGAGCTGCCCAGGTTGGCTCCGGGAAACTCGTAGCTGACGTTGTCCGATGCGGTCAAAATGGTGCCGTAGCCCAGGCGGCTGATGTTCGTCGTCTGGCTGGTGGTCGGGTCGGTGACGGCGTAGTCGGTGGACGTGCGGGTCAATTCCTGGATAGCTTCTGGCGGGGTGTCGGATACGCGGCGGATGATTGCAACCTTGGCCCGGGCCTTGGCCAAACTGACCATGGACTGCAGGATGTCTTCGGCGGCCCGCAGGTTGCTCTCGACGGCCCAAATAGTCGGCAGGCCCCGCTTGGAATTGCTCTCGACGTTGTTACGAAGGTGCAGGATTTCGTCAGCGGGCACTAGGGTGGGCGTCGGGTCGATCCAGGGGCGTTCCACCACCCAGTAGCCGGTGCGCTCGTGAATGTCCTCGTCGCTGCACTGTATACCAAATGACGATTGCGGGGTCGTGTCATCGGCGGGCGGGCGGACCAGCTCGGGCTCAATGAACCGCAGACGCAGCATACCGTCCTCGCCACGGAAGGTGCGGATGAACGCCTCGCCTTCGGCGTGCATGCGGTAGACGATTTCGGCCTCGATCTCGGGCATGTTGTTGTGCTCGGCCCAGAGGTCAAGGACGTCCTGCGCCCGGTCGAGTAAGTCCTCGGCCACCTGGTGGCGCTTCTTGGCCACGACTGAATATTTGAACCCGGTGCCGACCACGTACGACCGGCAGGCGTTGATGGCGGCGATGCTGTACTCGTTGCCGCGAGCGATCTGGCGGGCCCGGTCACGGATGATCTTGAGCTGCCACCAGGTGATTGCGGCGGGCAGGATCTCGCCGGTCATCCGGTTGTCGCGGCGGGTCAGGCTGGCCGTGGGGCCGCCGTCCATGAACCCGTAGGGGCCCATCTCGCTGTACAGGTCCCGGCCGTCGAGGTACGGATAGTTTGGGATGCTGGCGAAAAGCTCGCTCGCCTCGGTTAGCCTGGTCGATTCGCGGACGCGTTGCACCCGCCTACGGGTGTCGGTCTGGCTGCCAAAAATGCGCTGCCACCAGCTTGGGGTGCTCATACTCTGTAAATGACTTTACCTAGATTTTTATGGTTTTGGTTCCAAGGTTGCCCAGCTTGTCAGATTCGACCGTCCACGCGCTCCACCCAGCCGCCGGCGCCACGTAGCATGCACGCCAAGTTAAAGGCATCGGCCAGGTCAGGCGAGGCCCGGAGGCGGCGTTTGGTCGATTGCTTGGCCTCAACGACGCGGCGCTGGATGGCGTCGAGCGTAAACACGGGCTGCCGCAGCTCGGCCATCAATTGCTGGCGTAGGTCGTCGGGCAGTGGGGCCATGGTGATCTGGCCATCCTCCGCCAAGGCGGCGCTGCTGAACCACAACTCGCTGCGCAGGTTCGGCCATTCGGTCTCCCACCTCGACCGCAAGGCGCTGTTTATTTCGACGAATAGATGCCGGAACGGCCCGGTGCCAGCCATCTCCACCAGTCCGGCACCCAGTCCGGCGGCGTCGATCAGCACGGGGACCTCGGTCGCCTTCTGCCCTGGTGCGTGCCATTCTTGAGCCAGCTCCTTCAGTCGGGTTGCCGTCTGCTGTAGCGGCCAGCCGCGGTGACTCTCCAGGTGAACGATGGCCCGGCCCTTGCGGACGCAGATGGCGGTGCGGTCATCACCGAACCGGGCAGGGTCGCAGCCGATTTGGGTTAGCCACTTGGGATCGACTTCGACGGTCTCCTGCACGCGGGTCAGGGCTAGGTCGGACCATACGGAACTGGTCGACCTCGACGGCCAGCGGCCCAAGACCTGCACCTCGAACAGCGGCGACTCGGGCACCCAGACGGTGTCGGCAAACTCAAATGCGTTGCTGGGTCGTTGTTCCTCGGGCTCCAGCACCCGGCACTCGTCGCGGATGCGTTCGGCTACCACAGGCCGGGTGATCGCCCCGGGCACGACTTCGTCGCCATGCAGCACGTTGGGATGGTCTAGAGCTGACATTTCCAGCACCGTGAACCGGCCCGACTGCTCGTAGGCATAGGCGGGGCAGCTCACGTCGTACGGGTTGTAGATGGCGAAGAAATAGTGCCCCGGGCGGCCGGGGTTGATCATTGTCATGGCCCGTTCCCAGAATTGCACGTCGACGCCGGAGGCCTCATCGAAGATGACCATCATTTTGTCAGCGTGCCGGCCTTGGAATGCGTCGGGCTTATTGGCGGTGAAGCCGTGTATCCAGTGGTCGTTGGACGATTGCAGGCGGGTGTCCTTCGGCAGCCAATTGGGATCGCGCGGGCGGAGCTTGCGCAGCTCCCGGAACAGCAGGTCGCGCACGGATACCAGCGTGGGCGCCGTGGTCAGGCACAGTCCGGGGTTGTAACGGTCATGGAACCAGCTCGCCACTAGGGCGGCCGTCCATGTTTTGCCGACCGAGTGGGCGGCTCGGACCATGACGCAGTAGGGTGGCTCAATCAGCGCTCGCAGGATGGCCTGCTGCTGCGGGGTGACGTACAGGCCGAGGGACTGGGCGTATTGAACCGGGTCAGCGGGGGCCCGCTTTTTCTCCCGGATCAGCCGGGCCCGCCGTCGGTTCAACTCCCTCAGCATCCGCTCCGGCGGAATTTCGGACCATTTTCGCATAGAGTCGGTCAATCTCCTTGATGCCTGGGCCACGGTCGGCCCATTCTTCGGGGTGCTTGCGTTCGAGGTACCAGGCTGCGGCCTGCCATTTGTTACCGTCGACATGGGCCCGGTGCAGGTTCACCAGGCAGTCCCGAACCGCGGCGGCTTCACCGTGCCACAGGGTAGCCACCAGTTCAGCGTGCAGGCCCTTTTTCTGGCGTCGGCCAATGGTTAGCCACTTGCGCAGGGTCTGCGGGGCGACGCCGAAAAATTTGGCCGTTTGTACTTGTGACATACCCAGGCGAAATAGGTCGCCCATACGCTTGATTAGCTCGGGGGTTAGTTTGGCTGGCGTTGGCATTGTCTAGGCCCTCTGGTCCTCATGTGGGAACCGCTCGCATGCGCACGTGGTAGGTACTGTTCCGGTGATCCCGCGTCTTGGCACTTGTCAGCTCTAGCCACCAGCCCCCGATGGGTCGTGAGGCCCGCCCCTGCTCAACGTGGTAGCCGTCCTTGCTCTCGTCTTTCCAGGTTGAGCAGCGCAAAAATAGCTGCGGTTGCTGGAATATCTTGCCGCGGTTACTCACGCGGGTGATGACGTTTTCGTCGGCGTTGCGTCGGTGAATGTGGCCGGTGACATGCACGTCGCTGTCGTAGTCGCTGCGGGTGCGGGAATGATCAATGAGGCCTCTTGAAATTGGGCCTCCCCCGCCATAGCCATGGTGATAGTGGAGTTTAATGGCCTCGGATGACCTTTTTCTGTCGCCGTTGAAATTGCAACTCAGCACGACAAAGCCCCAGTAGGGCCCGGCCACGACGGGCGAACCCTCGCGCCGTAGGTGGCTGACCAGTTGCTGGATCAGGTCGACCTGATGATGGCGCCGGATGGAGGTCTCGTGGTTGCCGGGCGAGATCATCGCCAGGCTGCTGGCGTATGGCTTAAACCAGTCGGCGCAGGTGTTCACCAACAGGTCGAGGTAGTTGCCGCCGCGGTGCTCATCACGCAGGGCGTCGGCGCTGGCTCGCTTGTCCCACTTGCCCTGCATGGCGCAAAAATGGTCGCCAAAACTAAAAACAGGCGCCCCGATGGCCTTGGCCTCGTCCAGCGTGGACTTCAGCAGGTCAAGGCGGCAGTGGGCGTTGTCCCAGTGGATGTCTGCCAACAACAAAACTTTGCGAGTACAGTTGGCCCCGTTGAAGTCGACGTCCATCACCCAGGCGTGCGTATCAGTCTGGGCCATCGCCCACCAGGCGGCCGACTCAGTCGTGGTCGTCGTCGTCTTCTTCATGCGGGTCAACCTCCTCGATCTGAACCATGATCTCCAGCAGCCGGATACAGTTGTCCAGCAGGTTGACGGCGCCGGTGATGCGCTCCTCGCGGTTGTCGCTTTCGAGGTCAGCGTGCAGGGTGTCTAGGGCTGCAGTGATGTGGCCGCGCAGTTCCCACTCGTTGACGATAGCCATGGCTCGGCCCTCCTATTTGCCTTTGGGTTGATCGGTCTGCAAAGGCGGAGCCTCGCCGACAAATTGCAGGAATGCTAGCCTGGCTGCTTCCATCGTCTGGCCCATCCAGAACCAGGTCGCCGCTTGCGCCTTGGTGTATAGCACCTGCGCCTTGGCGTGGTCTCCGGCCTGTAGGGCGTCGTTGCCCTGTTGGTAGGCCTGCTCGGCCTCGGCCCATGCGTCGTCCATCAGCGTTTCCTCGGCTTCGATTGTTTGATCTGGCTCGTGATGCCCATCTCACCAACGCCGTATCGTTTCATGCGGCCCAGCAGGATGGCGGCCCGGTTTGAATAGGTCTGCGGCCCGTTGCCGCGCTTTGAGTGGTAGAACCGGCCCGCCGATGGTGCCCGGGTCCATGCGTCCATCAGGGACCGGGGCACGTTTGGGTAGGTGTAACGGCCCGAGGTGTTTTTGCTGTTCGGTTCGGTTGCCATAATCAGGTCGCCCTGGTCAAGTAGACGCAGCCGGAGCTTGCCGTATTCGCGGTCTGGCACAGCAAACCCTGGGACGCCTCGGCCGCGCAGCTCCTCGGGCGCGTCCTCGCCGTACTGCTCGGTGCGGTACAGCAGGGGCCGGAAGGTTAGCGATTTGATCCAAGAGCTGCCGGGGTCGTAGGGGTTGCCGTCGGTGTAGTCGCGGGCTCCCAGTGCCTGGGTCACCGCTCGGACGCCCTGCATGGCCTTGTCCCGCACGGCGGCGCCAAAGCCTCTGATGCGGCGGGCAAACAGCCCGGCCAAGCCGGCCGTTGTTGTAGCCGCCTGCTCCCGTGGGGCGGCGCCGGTGATCACATTGAAGGCGCCCTTCAGCAGGCTCGCCCATGTCGGCTTGGTTGGTCCAGGCATGGCCTACCCTCCCGGGTTAGCTCAGGACCTCGTATTTGATATGACCGCTTACCTGAACTGCTCCACCCAGGTTCAGCACTAGCGCTTCGCCTCCGGCAGTCTGGAGCACGCCGTCGATGCCTGTGCTCGTCTGGCCAAAGGTCGACGCCTCTAGCGTGGCCTTGGCGGCCAGGTCCATGGCGCCACTGATGGCGGTGCTGCCAGACTTCCAGGTCAGGGTGACGGCGGCCGATGGCACCACCAAATACTCCTGCACCCGGATTTTGCGACCGTTCGTGGCGGCGGCCACGATGGTGTTGTCGCCGGAAGTAGCTGTCGAAATCACGGCATATGGCATGGTTAGGTCTCCTCCTCAGTAAATGACACTCGCACCACGGCCCGCCCCGTCGGGCTGGCCTCCTGTGGCCTATAGACTACATGGCAACCGTGGACGTGCCGCAGGCTGTCGTCAGTCAAAAAGCCCCATCTGACCAGCCAGTCCTGCACGGCTTTTGCCATGTTGTCGGCGTCGCGGTCCAATCTCAGACCCTTGCCCGGCAGGATCTCGACCCGGACGTGGACAGGGCGCTCAAATGGTGCCGACCGCCGCGGGATCAGGCCGGCCTCGATGGCCATGGCGTTAGCCTCGGTGGTCCAGTCGGTATAGGCCTTGGTGGGAAAATATTTGCCCCCGCGCCTGGGCGCCTTGCGGGTCAGGTTGTTAGCTGATGGCGGTAGCGGTAGCAGGATCATCTCCATGCGGCGACCCCCCACTGGCGGTAAACGGCGCCCAGCCGATCGACGTCTCGCCAGCCGGCCAGCCATCGCGGCCAGCCAACCGACTGTGGGCCCGTGGCGGGGTCTTGGTAGCGGACCTGTCGGCCATCGGCATGGCAAACGACCACCCAATGGCCAACGCCATCGAACTGCACTAGGCACGCCACAGGGCACCCACGGCCGGTCAGATAGGCGAGGTCGTCGCCGTGCATTTCCCCGGCCACGACGCCAAGGTCGTGTTGGCGTAAAACGGTTTCAATCTGGCGGGGGTCGGTGCCGTCGTGGCTGCTGGTGCCGAGGATCTGTCGCAGGTCGGGCCGAGGTCGCCGCCGGACGCCCCGGAGGACGAGGCGCGTGGCCGTTAGGCCGCAGTCAAATGAGGTCTGTTGCCTCCAGTCCGGCAGGTCGATCAGGCGCTAGCCTCCGATAGGACCACGGTGCCCTGCAGCTCAATCACGTGGGTGATAGCTCGGGTGCTCCGGCTGTTTGTTAAATGACCACGGTCACCCGCCGCAAACCGCGGGGCAGTGTCAATGTGGGTGCGGTGCTGGGTGACCTGGAGCTGTGACGCCGCAGTCTGGAACCGGCCCCGGACGATGTCGGCCAGGTCAGCCCGGCCGTCCTGCTCTAAGTGGTCGGCCAGCACCTGCAGGGCCACGGATTCGCCCCATGGCGTGTCATCGTCAAACAGGGCGGCCAGCAGGTGGCGGAACTGGATTGAGCGGGCTAGGCGTTGTTTATCGGCGCTGGTCATGGTGGTCGGCACCTGGTGGTTGCTCGGGCGCTGGATTGGTGGCGGGGTCAGCTCGGTGCCCATGGTATCTTACCCGCTTGCTGTTGGTTTCGGACATTGAAACGTCGAAAAAGTCGATCATTTCACAGATTAGGAAAAACCACCAGAGCGGGTTCCACATTACTCACCCCAAGTGGTCAGTAAGTCAATCTGTGCAATGACACGGTAATGTGTCGTCATCAGTAAAAAGAAATTCCTGTTGCGATTGGGCCATATTGATCAGTCCCCGATAGCTTGGACGGTCAGACCGAAAATGGGCCATTTTGGCTGTTCCGTCTTCCTTCCAGCCAATTGCCACTTCTTCCCGTTTGGCCCACCATTCCAGCAAATTAGGATGATCCTTAGCTATTCGCTGAATCTTGTCCCGGCCCTTTAAAAAGCACCCAGCACAGTTTCCCAATAAGCGGGGAATCTCCAGCCGGAATGTGTTTTTTTGCCAAAATTGTTCAACATCCTCCAGCGTGTGCCTTGCCATAAACATTGGGCACTCAACCTCATTGCGCCTACTGTTTGCCTTTATACGCGTTACCCGATGCGGCTCGTCGTATCTGAGCCCGACCACCTCGGTGTGCCCATCGTCCCACCCAAGGTTTTCTGCCCACCTATCAATGGTCCGAATTTTCAATTCGACGGTGCAAAACCGGGCAACCGGATTAGGCAGGTACTGCCGCTCCTGAATCAAAATGTCAAACGGCTCTCCGCTCCGGCTGGCTGTCTCGTATGTGACCTCGTCAAAAGTTCGTTTTGCTCGGTACTCCAGCCAATGAACTTTGACGCCCCACTGCGTTTCAACATTGCGAATAAACTCAAGCGTCTTTTCATGTTCTAGCCCCGTATTGGCAAAAACAATTTTAATATCGTCTGGCAGTTTGCCACCGTAGGACCGAAGTATCTGCCAAAGCATAAACCCACTGGTGGCTCCACCAGAAAATGAAATTATGCCAGGGCGCTCAATCTCGTACGGGTTGCCCATCATTCGCCCCCCGGCATTGTCTGATCCGGCCCCAGCTCATTCATCACCCAGTCGGGCCAAAACGTCTGCCCCTGCACCATGACGCCGGTCTGGTTACGGATCAGGCGCCGCAGCCGGTCCACCTCCGCCCTAGCCTCCTGCAGTTCCGACAGCGTGTGATCTGCGTTTTTGTCGCTCATGCGAATAACTCCTTCTGCTTGGTTGGCGAAAATTCGACCAATACGGGTGCAGAGTTACTTGCTTCGATTCGCTGCCTTAAAATTTGGCCGCGCCCAGCCTTAGTTGGCGGTTGATATGAGCCAGTCCACCGCTTGTCTATGCCAACATTTCGAGCAATGTTTGTGCTGTCCGCGCTCGATAGTGGTAGTCTAGTAAATATCCGCACATCTAGCATCCTCATTCCGTGAAGTTTGACATGCGGCCGGCCATTCGCCGATATGTTTTGAATTGCTGCTGTGATCCTGTGCCACCAGTCTATGGTGCCTATTTCCGAGTATTCCCCCGATGAACCGATAGCGATCCGATGGAACATGGCTGCCAAACGTTGTAGTCTTTCAAACGATTCGTGCATGTGCCAAACCGGTACACAAGCAGAAAGTTCGTCTTTGCGGTAGACCCGCCATTTGCCTATAAACCATTTTGCCAGGCTATCGTTGTCGCTTTCATTGCCGTCGATCTTATCGGGAATAGTGACCCAATCGCAGCCGGGATGCGCAAACGCATCAAGCGCCCATTCCAAATACGGTGTCCAATCATCGACTGGTTTACCTGATTTCCACGCCGAGAATGCCCCGTTGTCCAGCACAAACGTCTGGCAAATCTCTGCCGCCAATCCTAACTGTTCGGGATGCGCAAACGAAACCATTGCGTGGCCTGCTTGCAAGATTAAAGCGCAGGCGTGGTCAGGATGTATTGGCAACCCGTGGTAATGGATCAACGACGCACCATACTTTGCCCGGGGTCTTTGCCCGTCGTTAGTGCTTTGACAATTCGATGGGCATAAAATAAACGTTTTTTTACTCGCACTGTCCAATAGCCCAACTGATTCAAATGGCCAGCAGCCTTGCCGCCAAATCCACCGTAGCCGGGCGCCCATCGAAGCCTGCTAGGCAAGTCGTTATCAACGATTAGCACTTTTTTAATTTCATCAATGTTGATGGGCAATTTACTTCTGCGGTCGCTCATGCCTGCACCCCGCACCAGGCAGGCCAGGTCAGATGCGGGTGCGGCCATTTCTCAATCACTGGTTCTTGCTTCACGCCTTGGCCTCCTGTTTGCGTCGTCGGTAGTAGCGCTGCTTGATTTCTCGGACCCGCAGATCGGCACAGGGCCTGCACAGTCTTGGCCTGTCGTCTTCGGCCCATGTCGTCTGCGGTGTACCGCAGTCGGGGCATGACGTGTTGTGCATAACCTCGTCGGGGTATTGCTGGGCTGCGATGCCTCGGGCCAGCATTAAAATGTCGCAGACCCGACTGCGACAAATGCCGAGGGTTCTCGCCGCCTCCCGGTTGGTCATGTCCTTAGCCAGTAGCCGGAAAATCTGCACGGCCTGTGGTGACATTCGAGACAGCACCAAGTCGACCACCTCCCGGACCTCGACCAGGTGCGGCGCCCTGTCGTGGTCGACCAGTACCTGCTCGCCTAGGGTGTTGTCGTCGGCCATCTGGTCTAGGGAAACCGCGTCGTAATGCGTCTTCCGTTTAATGCTCTGCCGTTGCCGTTTCAGGTCCATGCGCCGCAGGTAGACAAGTCGGTCCATCAGGGTCAACAGCGTGCCCTTCTGCGGCTCGTAATACCGCACGGCCTGCACCAGCAGCACCAAGCACTCGCCCAGCCAGTCCTCGTAATCCATGCCCAACGGCGCCCGATATTTGCGGACCTCGTAGTGGGCCAGCGCTAGGTTGTCCTCGACCATGCGCTGCTGCTCCGGGGTCATCGGGTCCAAAGCCATAGGTGCTATCGTTCCGTATTTTTTCCGCTAGTTTTTAGCCTTCCCAGAAAATTCATTAGCTCACTTGGACTGGTCACCCACGCCGTCGTGGTCGCCGTCCAAGGATGCTCAAACCAGAACCAGGTCAGGGTGCCGTGCTCGGTGTAGTAGCTGGCGCGGTTCCAGCCGCTGGTCTTGTCCTGGTTCACTCCTTCGCCCTCCGATAGTCCGCAACCGTCATCCGCCTCTGGTGGGCTGCCACGCTCGGTTTCAAACTGTTGACCGCCAAACACTCCCGACACTGCGGCCGGCCCTCGTTGGTGGGTCGTGCTGCCAGCTCGCCAAGCATCCGGTGGCGCTCGTACATTCGCACGACGTCCCGGCACCACAGGGGCACGTTACGGGTGCAGAACCGACTGCAAAGCGAACAGACGACGAGCACTAGGTCAGCGGGGAGCCACAGCTCCTGACCGTGCTCGTCGATGATCGGTTCCATCTCTGCTTGTTCGGGCTCGCAGCGCTGAATCATCTAGGTCGTTTCTCCTGAAAATCCGGCCGGCGTCTGCCACACCCGCAGCACGCCGACCGGGCCGCCCTCCTGGCGCTCAAAACCACCTGAGGGGGTACCGCCTCACCCTCGTCGCCGATCAACGGCATCCTGCTTTGGCTGGCCAGCTTTCGCCCGGTGGTGTTTCAACAAGGCGTCACGGGTATTGGAAGAAGGTGGTGACTCTCAGTAGCGGCAGACGCAGACCCAGAGGCCCGAGGCCATCTGCGCAAATCCTCGTTCACGTGGCAGCAGGCGATTGCGGAAACAGCAGTTGGCTTCGGCCTGTGCCTGGGTGGCGCCCATGCCAATTCCCTCGTAGCCGTTGTAGCCGCCGAAATGGCGGAAGCGGCCGGTCTGCACGATCAGGATCGCCACGCCTTGGGCGGTGCTGGTGCCACCTGCGGGCTTGGCCGTCGCCGTCTGCTGGCTGGCGCCAGTCGTGCAGAAGGTGGCGACCGATCCACGACGGTGAAACGGTCCAGCGTTGGCCAAGGTGGCCGCGGCGATGGTCAGGGCAAAAGCGGTGAAATAACGCATGCAAAGGTTCGTCCTGAACAAGGGCCAAAGGTGGCGTGACCTCGGGCCGATCAAACACCCCACGCCGGATTAGCGAAAAAATAACAGAATTTAATTATTAAAAATTCGCCATTGTGCGTAAGTCGTTGCTGGCAGCTGGTTTAGCGATCAAAAATAGTGCGGAAAAAAGTCATTTAGCTTGGTTGCCGTAGCGTTTCAGGATGCCTTCAACCGTCGCCCGCCATTCGGCCGGGCCCTTCTCCTGCTCGTAGGTTTGCACCTTTGCCGTGACCTCCAGTTTGCGCAGATCCATCTGCACCTGATAGTGCGGGTTTTGCTTGGTGTAGGTGTAAATACTCATCACCGGCTTGGGCTCGGGCTGTCGCTGGCCCCAGCCAGCAAAAACCCTGCAGCCGGCTTCGCACTGGCAGGTCACCGCGCAGGTCCATCGGGGTTCGAGCCACTCCGGGCCGCGGACGGTTTCGAGGTGCGGTAGGCCGCAGATCCAGCCGAAGTCGGAGCAGGTCTGGCAACGGGGCGGGCGTTCGGATTCCTCCAGGCGCCGGGCCTCGGTTGCCTGTCGCATGGACAGGTCCTGCTGCCGGAGCTCGCTGCGCAAGGCGTCAAGGAATTGCGTCGGCCATTGCGGGATCGGGCTGTGCCGGCTGATGGCCTGAACAGCCGAGACCAGCTCGGAGTTGCTGCGGCCCTCGGCGTCGAACAACAACGACCAGGTCGCCAGCGTTTTTGCCCAGTCGGCGCTGTTGGCACCGAACAAGGCCTGAAACAAATTCACCCAGGGCACCGAGGCCAGCCGGGCCGGAAGCATCTCACCCATGTCGCACCTCCAGCTCCAGCGTCGGGGTCATCGGTTGGGTCGCTGCCTGGTGCTGGCCAAACAGCATACCGACCACGTCGGCGCCCATGCGCTCGGTCACCGTCGGCGACGGGGTGGCGCTGCGGGGTTGGTAGAAGGACCGGGGCGGGGCAGGGCCCGGTCGGTCGGTGGCGCGGTTGAACCAGTTGACCAAAAACTTCGGCATGCCGCCGTGGGTGCGCTTCTTCCGTGGGTTGGCCTTCACCCACGCCAAGGCCTTCCGGCACTCGGCGTCAATGTCCAGCCCCGGGTAGCTGGCCTGCCAGTCGGCGACTTGGCCCGTGGTCAGGTGCCAGACCTGCCGAAGACCTTGGCAAGGAAACTCGGCGACGGCGTCGGGGGGCGGGTTGACCGCTTCGGGCAACTCGACACTGACTTTATCTTCTGGGTCTTGGCTTGGTATTGGTATTGGTTTAGGTCTTGGTCTTGGAGTAGGCGACTCATGTACGGTACTTGAGTAGGGTACTGGAGTAGCGTACTGGAGTACGGTACTGGAGTAGGGTACTGGTGTTACTGGTGCGCTGTTTGTGGTTGCAACCGCAAAATCTACCTTCTGACGGGCTAAATTTCCCCGCACAAAATCGGGGCAATGATCGCTCCAGTCATGCACGATTAGACGATTGCTAGCGCAAACATCCAGCCAGCCGGAGGCCACGAGGGCGTCGATTAGGTGGTCTGGGTCGCCCTCCCAGCCGATGCTGTTGGCGATGTCCTCGTTGGTGAAAATGCGACCGATGGCGCCGTCCTTGGCGTGGGTTGCGGTCAGGTGCCAGAGGCTTTCCAGCACGCCGACGGCGCCCCAAGTGGGCACGGATAAGCGCCGGCGGAGGCGTAGGATTTTCGGGTGCTGGATGGTGTTGAGCTTCATGCATTGCGTCCTAATTGCGTCATGATTGCGTCACGGTGGCTAATCAAATTGCGGGCATGGATAACCGATACCAGAGGGTATTTGACCGTGGCCTGATGGGCTCAATTGCTGGCAAGAAATAGGTCACCGCGGCCGATGGGTTGATCGATTTAGCTGGGCTGTGATAGGCAAGTATCTTGCGGTTAAATGCGTCTACGTTTTCAGCTTTGCGATAGGCAAAAACGGCTTCGACACGTTTGTTAAAGGCCCAGAGGTCGTGTATTTCAAGACGTCCTTCGGCTATAACTTCACTAAGTAAAGTTCGACGAAAATCAATTGCGTCTATCTCTTCTTGAAAATATTTCCCTTTACCAAAAATATATCCAACCCATCTTCTATCGCGTTTATTAAAGTTAACACCAGGCACAGCCCAGGGCCCTTTAGATTTATTGATGCTATTTTGCTGCGAAGTAACAGGCCTTAGGTTTGAAGGTAAATTACAATATGGATTACCATTCATGTGATCAATAATCGGCAGCTTTATGCTATCGTAATCTCGATAAATTTTTAGCAAAGCAATGTGAGTCCCAACTGTATAGCCATAAGACAATTCTCTTTGAGAATGGCAAATAGGTATAAAAAGTCTACGTATTATCTCACTTGGAATACATATATGTAAAGAATCTCTATTTTCCCTTTCACCTAAAAAACCTCCCGGAACTATATCTGCTGTTCTCTTGTTAGTTCGATTATTAAAATAGTCCTGCAACTCCTTTTTGTCGGCCCTGTAGTAAAAGTTTTGGGCCAATAAATGAAACCGTATCCACTCCTCCAGCTCGGCCCATTTCCCTGCCGGCTTGGCCGGATCTGTCAGTACCCCGTCGCCCCACCCCCACAGGCCGTCTGACCTGGTGCTGGTCGTCTCTAGGCCGTTCGCCGACAAAATGCCAGTGTAGGTTGCACTGTGCTGGCCAACCGTCGACGACGTCTCAAACTGCAACTTCTGATCGTTGTAAAACGCAAAACATCCCTGACCCATACCATCACCTCCCTGCTTGTTGTTTCAGTTCACTCAACCGCCAGTTCCCACAACTCCGTCAAATACGGATAACTCCCCACCGCCTCCAGCAAACTCTTCTTCCGCAGGTGCTCCGCCACCGAGGTCAAACACACAGGCCGGCCCTGGTCGAACACCTCCCGGATCGCCTGCACGATCTGCTGGTTGCGGTCGCTACCAGACCACTCAGCCGGGGCGTGGCCCCGCAGCAGCATCTGCCCGACCTCGCTCATTTCCACCCGCTCTGCTTGTTCGCTCATGCCATCACCTCCCAGATTGCAACCGGCCTGCTGTGGCACTCCGGCCTCGTGCTGTTCACCACCCGATCCGTCTTGCGGATGATCTTCCTCCTGGCTGCCTCGCTAAACGCCGCACCCATCGCCCGGGGCTCCGGCGGCGTCACCACTAAGGGCCAGACGTCATCGCTGGTCAGCGTCTGCCGGTTCAAGCTGACGTGCCGTATGGCGTTGATCGCGTCTTCAATCCAGCCCTCGGGCGCATGGGCGGCCACCCGTGTGACCGCCTCGTCCCGCCGCTGACTGCCTGTTGCTGGTGTGACGTGCCCGTAGGCGTCCACGCCGCCACCAAATAGGTCTGCTTGTCGCATGGTTTACTCCTCAGAATGGCAAGTCGTCATCAGGGTTTGATGGCTTCGGCGCCGCCTTAGCCTTCAACGGGGCGTAACTTCTGACCTTGGTCCCGTAGTCGTCGTTGAACGTGGTCACCCGCATGCGCCCGCCCACCAGGTCGTCGGCGCTTCGGGCCTGGATGCCGGTCGCCTCCTTGACGCGCTCGACAGTCTCCCTGGCGATCTGGACCACGCTCGGTTTTTCGTGGCGCAGGTTGTGGCGGTCCCAGATGCGGCGACCACGAAAACCGCCGTCCTCGATGACCAGCGTCAGCTCCAAATATTCCCCGGTGCCGGCCTTGTTTGGCTTGGTCTTTTGGTCGCTGATTACGACCGCATATTCACCAGGTGGCAAAGGCTCAAAGCCCTTGCGCTCGGGCTGCTGTTGCTGCGGCTTGTTGTTGTCCTGTGTCCAGTCGAAATCCATGGCCATCTCCTCAAAAAGCAAACTGCCCACCTCGGGCATCCAGCCGTCCGGGAGTCGAACCCGGACATGCGCCACCGCGGCCGGTATCGTCACGCCGTTGCCAAGGCCTCGCGTTCGGCGATAGATTCGTTCAGGCCTGCGATCACCTCGTCGGCCTGCTCTTGGGTCAAGTCTCTTGCCGACTGCACCAGATAGGTGCTGCGCAGCTGCTGGCGGTAGGCCTCACCGTTGTCGATCACGCCAAGGTTTTTGGCGCGCACGATTAACCCGGTCATCAATTTGAGGCTGGCGTCGCTGACTGTGACCGGCCCCGCCTCAATCACCTGAACGGGAACAGGTGCCGGGGTGGTTTCAGGTGTCGGGGTCGCCCCGCTGTTCAACCAGGCGAGCAGGCGCTTGCCGGTCTCGGTGGTGATCCGCTCGGGGTCCTTGTCCGAAAACAGGCCCGATCGGTCTTTGCTGGCCGTGGCAAAATGCCCGTCGTGGCTCAAATCCAAAACCGTCGTGAGCTCGTACTCAAACCCGTCGCGCTGCTCAGACTTCATGCCCAGCTTTACGACTTTTTTGCGCCCGCCGTCCTCGACCTGGGCCATTTCCGTCTTGCTGCGCAGGGTGACGATGATGTGCATTTTGGAATGCAGCACGGCATCGAGAAACGCCCGATGGCGCGGGGTGACCTCTGACCAGGCTGACCAGTTGTTGCCCCGGAACTTGGCCCGGGCCACCTCGTCGACCAGCTCCAAACACCCGCCCGACCCGTTCCACTCGTGGGTGATGCTGTCGATCACCAGCACGTTGTAGCCCGCCGCCTCAGCAGACCTCACGGCCTCAATGAACCGCTCGGGCCTGTACGGTGGTTCCAGGTTCAAGGTGTCAAAGTCGCACAAATGCGCGTATAGGCTGGCGCTGCCTTGCTCGGTGTCAATGCAGGCAATCTTGCCGCCAATGCCGCGGGCCAACAGCAGGGCGCTGTAGGTCTTGCCGGAACCGCTCGGGCCGGTGATGCCCAGCCGGAGGCGGGCTTGCTGTCGTGTTGCTTTCTGAAACATCGGAACAAAACTCCTAGGTGTGGTAGGAAGAAAAAAATCAACGAATAATCAAACTGTCCTGGCGCTGAAGGTAGCGGGCAAAATCAAGGACCTCGCCAGCGTCTAGTCGCTGGCGGATCAGGTCCTTGTTCGGGTTGGTAACGGTCTCGACGGTCACGAACTCCGTCGGAACCATGAACTCGTCGATCTCTAGCGGCGCCTTGCCGCCTGGTTTGCGCAGGCTGACCTGGTAGCGGTCAGTCGAGAGCTTGCGCACGTCCAGGAGGATTAGCGCTTCCTTCAGGGCCTGCCGCAGGCGCTCGGCTTGGGCCGCCGTCGCCTTGGCCAATTTGCCCACGCGGTCGGCCTCGGTTTTCCGCACCGCAGCTAAGGCCTCCATCTCGCTAATCAGCCCGCAGTAGGCCTCGGCCTTACTTTCCACGAGCTCCCGGGTCGCCAATTCCTCTGCTAGCGCACGATCTAGATCCGCCTCGGCCTCTGGGCTCTCCGGCAGCCCGGCCTCCAGCAGGGCCTCAATCGACGCCAGACGGTTACTCAAATCAAATAGGCTTGGCACGGCTTGCCTCCTTTGCTTCTTCTAGTTCGTTTTCAATCGCTTCTTCTCGACGCACTACCAGCTCGTCCACCAGGCGGGCGATTACCTGCATGGGGTGCAATGGGGTAGGGCTGTTTTTCCAGTGGCGGAATCCCTGCCACCTGTGGCACTGCGAATAGGCATTCCACCGTTGGTGGTCGAATTCGAGCCTGCAGCCAAGCTGCTCATCGTTGAGCACCTCAAACCGGGTGTAGCTGGATACACCTGACAGCCATGTATTCGGGCAGCCCCGACCTATCCACTCCTGCACGGCGGCCACGGTCGCCCGCTCAAACTCGGTCATGTACTCGTCGTACAGCTCAAGCATGCTGCTCATGCGAACACCTCCAATTTGGCCAAAATCCTGCGGCACTCGGTACAGATTGGGCGCTGTCCCGTGGGCACCCTGACAAGTCGGCCTATGCAGCCTTGTTTGATCAGCTTGCGCACCAGGTCCTTGTGCACTGCCAGCACTTTCTGCCCTGCTGACCACCGCCGGCATTGGTGGCATTGCGCCACCCGCAGGCTGTCGGGCAGCCTCAATCGAGAGCCATTGCCGTCACATAGCGCCGTCATCGTCCACCCCTTCCCATTTGCCTTCGTTCAGAAGATCCGCCACCACTCGGTCAAGTTCGGCTTGCCCTTGGCGGTCATCGTCTGGGGCTTCGGCCCACAGGGTGCCGACCAGGGCGCCGGCGTAAGGATTAGCTGTTGCCATAGGTGTCGCCCTCACGTACCTGGCTGCGCATTTGCGCCCGTTTGGCCAACACCTTGTCCCTGTTCACGTTCATGCTGGTCGGTGCGTCAACGCCCAGCTTCACTCCGCTGCTGCTCACCTCCACCACCTGAACCCGGACTAAACCGAGGCCCGTTTCGATCTCGAAAAATCCGCCCTGGCTCAACTTGATCGCCAAAATCCCCATCGCCTCACCTCCATGCCTTTGCGGTCATCGAACAGTCCCCGGACTGGTAGGTCACCGAGACCTCAGTCCGCATCGCTGAACAGCCTGTGACCAGTGACCCGCAGCCAACAACGAAAAGAAGTCGTAGGTATCGGGTCATGGTCAAACCTCAGCTGGTAACAATATGACCCGTAGTTAACTACAAGTCAACAGTAAGTTATTCATAGTTAACCATTCGGGCGCTTTTGGTTTGCACTTTAGCCCAAGCGGGTGTATTGTTTAGTTAACCGTGGTTAACTATTGGGGGTTTGACGAATGGTACGAAACAAGCAGCGCAGTTGCGTCGTGCGTCTGGACGATTTGACCCATCTGAGGCTGAAGGCTGCCGCCGAGGCCGAAGGTCGGGACATGTCCGTGATCGTTGAACGCGTGCTGCTCGCTTATTACCGTGCCGAACACCCCAGCATTATTTCTTCGATAACGCACGTTCCAGAGCCGATCGCCCCCGACGTTGCGCAGGCCCAAGCCGACGCCCCGAAGAAGGTAAAGGCGCCACGGAAACCACGTTCTCCGAAGGCTCGTTAAGACACTCGACAAACCGATCCAGGGCGGATGGTTCTACGCGGTATTGACCGCCGATTTTTACGGCTGGCAGCCGGTGGCGGGAGCCACCCAACTGCACGCCGTTAACGATCCACTCCCAGACGGTGCTACGACCGACAGAGTATTTTTGCGCTATTTGCCTAGTCGAAAACACCTGATATTGCCGCCAATCTAAGCAAGCAAAATCCTTCAATTGCGGGCTAAATCCTGAAGCCCGGACCGGTTTAACTCCCCCGATACATTAGTGTACACCTGTTCAGTACATCCAGACAAGTCGTTCACTTCGGACAGTTTTAGCGTATGTACGTGCCCTGTCAACAAAAATTTACACCATTTACAACTTTCAAAAAATAGCTTGCGAAAATCAGCTGTTTTTACAGCGTATTATTCGAACCGATCTGTACAATATGGACAGGTCGGACGGGCCTGTTTTCAATGCTTTTTCCTTGTTTTATAGCTGTTTTCACGCATCGGGCAGGGTGGTTCGGGACCAAGAGGCCGCAGGTTCGAATCCTGTTGCCCCGACTGCTGGAAAACAAGGGAAAACGTCAGAAAACCAGCCCGCAATTCCTTACAACTATTAGCGGGGGTTACAACTTTGGCAAAGCTGCGCATACCGAAATTGCTGCGGCATAAACGGACCGGCTGGGCCTACGTGAAGGACCCGCGGACCGGTAAGCAGAAGATGATGGGCCACGCCGGAACGCCGGCGGCGGAGGCCAATTACCGACAGTGGCTGGCTGATTATTTGCGAGAGAAGGCGGAGCCGGGCAGGCTGGAATCGCCGTCGCGCCCGCTGGTCTGCTCGGCCCTCTGGGCCCTGTGGCTTGACCAATGCCATGAACGGTACCGACGGGCCGACGGAAAACCGACAGGCGAGGTCGGCGTCTGCCACCAGGCGGTGAAACTGTTCCTGCCGTTCCAAGACCTGCACCTGGTTGCGTTTGGGCGTGAGCACCTGATCGCCGTCAGGGACCAACTGGTGCTCGAAGGCAAAGCCCGCAAAACTATCCACGAGTACTTGGGCCGCATCGTCCGGTCGTTTACCTGGGCGGAGGCCCGGGGCTGGGTGCAGGCCGGGCAGCTCGCCACGCTGAAAAAGTGGGAGCGGTTGCGACCGACTCAAGCTAAAAAATCCAAGGTCATCGAGGCGATCCCGCCGCTGCACCTGTTTCGTATTTGGCGGTACCTGAAAAAATCTTGGCGGGCGGTTTTCCTGTGGCACCTGTACACAGGGCAACGGGTCGAGACGGCTTTGTCGGTCAGGGCCGAGGACATCGACCAGTCCATGCGGCCCTGGCGGTACGTGCCAGTTCAGCATAAAGGCTCTTGGCGGGGGCAGGCGCTGGCGGTGCTGGTTGGGCCGCTGGCCCGGCAGGCATTGGCTGCGATTCTGAAGCGGCGCCCCAAAGGCTGGTTATTTCCTGGCAAGCACCAGATCCGCGGCGTGCCCTATTTTGGCCCCGTAACCACGTCAGGCTATCGGCGGGCGTTTGAGTTTGCGATGAAGCGGGCCGACGCCGTGCTGGCGGAAAAATGGGCCCGGCTGGGCCGCAAGGTGACCAAGAAAAATCCGCTGCCAGTCATGCCCCGATACAACCCGCGGCAGATACGCCACAGCGCGGCCACCTGGCTGAGGTCGCATGGGATTGACGAGGGTATCGTCGGGGCGATCCTGGGCCACGGCGGGGGATCCACGCTGGGCACGGGCTCCGGGTCGATCACAGGGCGGTATGCGCAGATCCACCGGCGGGTGGTTAACGAGGTCGTTGAGCGTTTTGGCTAAGGCTTGTCGGCCCGGGCTTCAGTGTACCGTCGGCGGTAGGCCGCGGCGTCCTCAATCACGTGGGTGTTGCTCAGGCGCCAGTCCCGCAGGTGGCCAAAGGTGTAGTGACAGTCGCGGCAGAGCACGACCAGGTTAAACTCGTCGCATTCAAGGTCGGGTCGCACGTGAAACGGCGTGATGTGGTGAACCTCTAGCATGGCCTGCTTGCTGCACCCGGCGCAAAACGGGTTCTCGGCAACGAACCGGTCCCGAAGCGGGCCCCAAGCGGAAGACCGGCGGGTCTGTCCCCAGGCGTGCCAGATGCCGGTGGTCAAGCCGAACCAGAGCTCACGCAGCCAGTCAGGCATTGATGAGGCTCCTCGACACGGTAAATACGCCTTCAACCGCAGCCTGGCAGGCGCCAGTGCCCGCCCATCGGTAGACATGGACGCCCGGAACGGTGGTGGTGTAGTCGGCGTAGTATTTGCCGGTCGCTGTCTGCGTGACCGGGATGGTGGTGTTAGTGGTCCCGTCGGGTAGCTGCAGGGTCAGGGCTAGCGTAGTTGGGTTGGTGTGCTCGCCGGTGATGGCGTTCGTGAAAACCACCGAGATCCTGACGCCGTCGCCGAGGTCGTATTTCATGGCGCTGCCTCCTAGGCGACTGGCTCAAGGTATTTAGCGGCCGCCCGAGTCCTGACTATGCGGGCTGTCGCCCTAGTCAGGGGCCCGTCCCAGGCGAGGGCCTTGCCGGTGGGGCCGGCGTGCGTGATGCGGGAGGTCCAAGCGATTGCCTTGCCCGGCGGGTTGATGGCGATGGCGCTGCCGACCCAGGTCGCCACCTGTAGCTCGGGCAGGCCAGAGGCGATTGAGGCGGAACCGGAGCCGGTGCCGGACCACGACACGAGCAAAACGGTGGGCAGGGTGCCGGAGCAGGTAGCCGAGGCGGACACTGTGCCGGTCAGGGCCACCACAGAGACCGACGAGGCGGAACCTTGTGCGGTGGCGCCACCTGCTGCGGTGCCACTAGATGCTGCGGCGGTGATGATCCCGGCCAGTCCGCTGGCCAATGCTGACCCGCTGGCGGTCGCACTTGGCGCTGCCAGGGTAACGGTTGGCAGAGTCCCGGAGCGGCTAGCCGATCCAGTCGCAGAACCGGCCGCCGCTGTCAGCAATGCGGTGCCAACTACGCCCGAACTACTGGCGCTGCCCGTTGCCGTTCCAGCCTGGCTAGTAATGCTGATGGTTGGCAGAGTGCCCAACCCGGTCACCGAAACCGTAGCGGAACCGCTGGCCGCTGAGACTGTGACGGTGCCAATCGTTGCGCTGGTGCTGGCGTTGCCGCTAGCTGTAGCTGATGCCGCTGACAGTACGACAGTCGGCAAGGTGCCAGATCTACTGGCAGATGCTGTGACGGTGCCAGTGAGGCCAGAAACAGACACGGTGCCGATTAGGCCTGAACCGCTAGCCGTGCCGGTTGCTGTGCCTGCCTGGCTGGTGACAGTGACGGTGCCAAGTGTGCCAGACCTAGACGCGCTGCCAGTGGCTGCACCTGCTGCGGCAGTCACCGATACAGTCGGCAGATTTGCAGAACCGCTAGCCGTGCCGGTTGCCGATCCGGTCAGGCCAGAGACAGACACGGTGCCCAGTGTGCCGCTGGCGGATGCCGTGCCGGTTGCGCTGCCTGCCTGTGCGCTGACAGTCGCCGTGGCCAATGCGCCGCTGGCCGATGCCTGGACAATGCCTAGGTCGGCTAGTGGCGCGCTGGCTAGTGGGTGGCCGCCGAGCATTTATTAGGCCCATTTCTGGTTTGGAATCGTCGGGTCTTCTGGATTACGCGCAACAATAAACGGCTGAATCTCCGGAGGAATAACCATGTCCACTAGAGAGCGAACCATCACCCAGTACTGATTATCTGCTACCAGATTAGGAACCTGCTCACCGTTCGGCCCTTCGCTGGTTGTTCCGTCTGGATAGTAATGCACACCTATTACGCAGATTGCTAGCGTCAATGTGGCTTGCGTTGTTTGAAACTCACCCGTTTCAGGATCACGGGTAGTGTAGCCAAGTTGCTCTCCGATTAGACCAGCCTGCTCTTGCGATTGGAACTTTAGAAGTAGGTCGATCATGTTGATAGTACCTGTAGGGTGGCGTTTGGGATGCGGACTGGGTAGTAGCTCAGTCGGGAGATGTGGCCGTTGTAATTTGCTGTAGTGCCGTGAATGTAACCGATACCAATTTGCTCTACAGCCGTAACAGAACCTGAAGTATCCGTGACCACAGCAGAACCATTTAGTGTTCCAGCGAAATCGTTAACCTTGTAACAGAATCCAATTTTTGCAGATGTGCCAGCTGAAGGAATAGATCCTATAGCAAATGTGGCTTGATCAATGTTGGCGTTGTAAACTGAAAGGTTTTCATTCCCACTACTTGCAAAATTGTAAATTAGGTTCTGTAAGGGTGATGAAACTTTCGAGGCTGCAAAAAGAACACCGTTTGAAGTGGGAACATTAAGGCGATCATATTGAACCACTAAACTTCCCTCACTCGCATACCAAAACCCACTAAAATCCGTCCCAGTAATCTGACAAACATCTGCTGACCTTGTCACCGCTGCTGTGGTGGTTGGAATGTAGCTTGTAGGGAATGATGATCCGGTTTCAATCTGGGCTCCCCATAGGTAAACAGTATCGCCTAAAACCGCATTTACTGCCACCAGCGATGAATAGCTAAATAAAATACTTGTCGTGCTTCCAGATGGCTTGCTGGCGTTTAGCGTAACTCGATACCATCCAGATCCATAGTTGGAAATATCTGCTGAAGTCACAGACCAACCTGTGCCTATTGAGCTTGTCGAAATTATTGCTCCGGTGCTGATGTTGACTTTTGAAATAACACCATTCGAAAATGCTGAATCATAAATCTGTAGCCTTAAATAATCGCAATTACCTTTTTTAACAAAAATGCTGCAAGACACAGTAGTCTGGCCAGATGGTGCATTGTTTGAATATACATATGCTTCGTTGACGGCATCTGCAATAGATGTCGTCAATAAGTCGGCTGTGGTGTTTCCGTCAGGAGCTGTAATTGAATTAGCTGTGACATTGCATCTTGATTTTGCCCACAAGTTAAACTGCTCAGAATAGAAAACGCTATTCGTCCTCTGCTCCTCGACCAACAGCCCTTTACTCACCCAGCTTGTTCCGTTGTATACATGGTCGAAGCGTGGTGCGTTTACTGCTGCTGTGGTTAGTACGCCGGATGAATTAGTTAATGTGCCAGTCGATGCCCTGCTAAAACTTGGCGTAGGTCCAGAGTAAGGCGTGAGAGTCTTATCCGCAGCAAACAACAAATCCAATGTCGGAGCGTAACCAGTCGAATCGACCCAGTAGAACGATGGCGTACCGCTAGTTTTCTTGGATGCCAGCGTGTACTGCAATCCATCATTTGGAGGGTTACCGATCAGGCTAGTAGCTGCTGTTGTCTGCGTAGTTGCACCAGTACCACCGTTGGCTAGTGGCAGAGTGCCGGTCACGCCAGTAGTTAGTGAAACATTGGTGATGGTGTTGTTTGCGCCGCTGATAGTCTTGTTCGTCAGCGTCTCGGTGCCAGCTAGAGTGGCGTACGTTTCTAGCTGTGCTTTCGTCAGCGCCAGCAGTACGTCTTTAGTGCCGGTGCTGAATGCCACAGCCGCGTTGGCGTTACTGCTTGCGTGAACTGTTGTCCTGGTCAGCGTGTTGGTGGCGCTATAGGTGCCGAGCCCAACCTCCCACTCATTGCTAGTCCTGTGAGCAATCACATAGTAAACCGTGTCAGCCACCGCACAAACAGACGCGAATGTCCGGTAAGTGGAATCAGCACCGGCCAGGGTAAATACCCCCGTGCCGGTGCTAGTAGATGATTCCTTGACGCGGTCAGCTCTAATGAGCGCCATGTTTTATCCCTAGTTTTGGAATTTCAGTGGGCTAGAGATAGTAACCGCAAATGTACCATTGGTGCTGGTAGTATCGCTCGTGAAATCCACATAACCAACCAACTCATCAGCAGATGAAGCACCGCCGCGAGATTTGTAAATCACACCTGCCCGTGCCGTAATGGTTGCGCTGGTCCAACTCGTGATGCTAAAGGTTATTTCAACATCGTTATTGACATTGTCGGTTGCTGCCACGGTGCAGGCAGCAGCATTGCCGCCAGCCGTGTAGCCTGTGCCTGTAACTTCGTTGGTAATGTCGGAGCGTTTTGCGTGGCTCTTGGAAGCAGTGTATGTGCTGGTAACCAGCATCATCTTGAATGTATCGCTGTCGAAATCGATATTGCCAACCGAAGCATCCCGTATGGCGGAATTGTAAACAAGTGATGCCATGGCTTCTCCTAGTTCTGGACCTTAATTGGATCATTCATCGTGACTGCAAAAGTTCCCGCGCTGCTGCTAATGTCCGCGCCAAAATCGATGTAGCAGACCAGTTCGTCGGCGCTCGATGCGCCACCTCTGCTCCTGTAGATCACCGCGCCGCGTGCAGTGATCGTGCTGGTGGTCCAGCTTGCGATGCTGAATGTTATTTCAACATCGTTGTTGGTGTTGTCCACTGCGGCAACTGTGCAGGTGGCAGCGTTTCCGCCTGCGCTGTAGCCTGTTCCCGAAACCTCGTTGGTAATGTCGTCGCGCTTATCGTGCGCTTTATAAGCGGTGTAACTACTGGTTACAAGCAAGCATTTAAATGTGTTTGAGGCGCAGTTAATCGAACCCGTGAACGAGTCGTAATAAAACGAGTTGTACACCAGACTCGCCATTATTCTTTATCCTGTTTTTTTAACTGTTGACCTTGAATCATGTCGGTGATGCGCTCGATCTCGGTGCCAAGTTGCTGTTGTGTTTTAGCGAGGACAGCAAGCGTGCTTTCCAGTGAATGCAGAAATGCAAAATGCCGATCACGCAGTGGAACAATTAGCTCGCGTGCAATCCAAGAACAGCATTGCCAAAACGCGTAGCCGGCGACACAGAGTCCCATGGTTGGCAAACCAAACTCCCTGATGAATTGAATGGCATCCATGGCGGTCCTCAGATCAGCCAGTTAATGGAACGAGCCGGGAACCCGGTGAACTTTGAGAATGCGAACGAGTCCCGTTGTTTCAACATTCCATCCGCCACCTCAGCATCCACCCACCAACCGCTCGGCGGCGCGTCTGGGTGTGATTTAGGACCTGTCGTGCTGCTAAATCCCCAACTATTGACGATGAACAAACCCGGTCGATTGCCGGTTTTCCTGTAGCCTATAAACGACATTGAGTGGCCCCATCTACCACTCGGTGCGGCAAAGCCTTCGGAGTCGCGCTTCAGGCTGAATCCTCGGTTACTGGCGACCTGAATACCGTAGCCTTGGCCAAGTGCCGAGACCGCATCTGAAAACGATGTGATCAGTGTGCAGTTGCCGATTGGATGCTTTTTGGCTATGTCCTCGATCTCAGTCGGTACGCCTTTTTTGCCCCAGTCCCGGCAACGCGCCTGGTCGTATTTGGTCAGATCGTATGAGCCATAAATTCCCTGCGCTATTACTCCCCAGCGTCGCACCCATTCTGCCGCCCAAGCGCCGATGGAACCATCACCGGATATTTTTCCACCGCCGATCTCAACGCGTGAACCACCATAGATTGCTTCCATGCAGGGAATCCGTGTTTCCTCTGGATCACCTGCGATGATCTCGCCGGCCTGCGTGAGCATTAGCGCGTGGCTGGTTCCGAACGAAACGCAGGAGCCGACAGAACCCTGAGACAGTTCAGGCCATGCCGTGCCGCTGGCCTTCGCCCATGCCTGCCATCCCAACACCTCGGCAGGCAGGCTGGCTTCATCCACTGCGCTGGCTGGCGTATCTCCCCATGTTGGCATGGGTAGGCCGGCAACCACCGCATCGACCGCTGCGGGATCCTCGACCCAACCAAAATTCTCATCGACCTCAGCCATGTTTTCACCGTGCCAAGGTGTTAAGGATTAGGCTGATCCGGCGGCACTGCGCGGCACATCTTGCGCCGAGTCCCCCCGCCAGGTTGGCCGCCGGATCAGTTCCCAGTGCGCTGGACAGTTCGTCCGCAATGCGCTGCCTGACCGTGATCAGCTTGTTGCCAAGGCCGGCCTGCTGGCTGAGTAGTCTAAGCGCGCCAGTCCATGCGCCAAGCGTTGCGTGCTGGCCGGCCATGACTTCGCCTTGCCGGTAGAGTTCGGCCAGTGTCTTCAGGCTGTTCTGTTGGTCTGATTCCTGCAAACCGCCAACGATGCTGGCCAGTGCTTGGTACAGCGGATCCTTGGTTATATCGTCAGGTGTTGGAACTGGCGGCACTGGTGGCACAGGTGCAGGCAGATCACCGGCGATTATATCGGTGGTGGCGTACTCGGGAACATCACCGGCAGCGGTCACGAATGTGAGTCGGTATTTCCCTGGTGAGTAGCAGATCACTCGGAATGATAGTTTGCCATTAGACGCAACCTCTTGGAATGCGTCACAGTCACCGGCTGGTGGAATCAGGATCGTGTTTTTGCCGGTTGAAACCACTTCGACGCGCGCCAATCGGTTGCACGGCGTGCGCACCTCTGGCGGGGACTTAATATCGCAAAACAACAAGAGTATGAGTGCGGGTGTCATACCTCGACAATAAATAACCCGACGAACTCAGACACCTTTTGCCATCCAGTCGGGACAGGTCGAACAAACCGACTCACCGGATTTAGCCTGGCCGATTTTTCGGCACTGGCCATGCACAGCACACGAACGCAACACTGCCACGCCGCACCCGCAGGTTGCTGGATCCTCGATGAATTCGCCCAGGTGAACGCATGGCGTGGTGGTTCGGGTGATCCATAGCTTGCGAAATGCTGGATCAATGCCGGTGCCGCCCCAGAGTCGGTTGTATTCCGGGTTGGTGAGGTAGAGGTAGCACACCCGGCATTCGCAGGTGGTCGGTTCAAGTGGACATGGTTTCATAGGGTAAATGTTACGTCGAATGAACCTTTGCGAATGTAAGTCTGATAAATTTGGCCGCCAGTAAATGTGAGCGAAAACGGCGAGCAACTGCTACTAGACAAAGTCATTGAATTTGCATTTAAAAATGCCGAATTAAATAAATTTAGCGCAAAACTTGTGGAGCAATTGCAAAGAGTAAGAGTGTACAACAATTGGTGGGCTGTAATAAATGCAGCCGTAAAAACCCAATCGTATGGATTGGCAAAAGGTGATTTGACATTAAAACGTGTAGTTGGTGGTGAAACCAAAGAGCATGTTGTTGATGGTGTGATAATGTAAAGGTTTGAAGGCCTTAAAGGATCGTCAGCAATTACATTTACACTTGCTGATGTTGGCAAACACATCTCAGCCAAAGTGTAACCGCCATATCCAGACAAAGTAAAAGTAGCGGTTAGTGTTACTGGCACAGTGTTATCAACAGCGCCTGGGCATAGGCCATAACTGCTAAACCATGTTGGCAAATAATACACCAGTGGAGAACAGCAGGAAGAACAAGACAGCGTTTGGGTTGTGCTGCCGCCACTGGTTCCAGATGCTCCACCGGTTGGCCCAATGCTATATGTAGATTGCAAATTGATAATGCTGCCGCCAGTAGAACCAGCGGTCGCCGTTCCGCTCGGCTGAGACACCGTCGCCGTTGTCGGTGAAAACGGTTCAGAAATTGCCGTTGCGGATGCTGGCATTAGGTAGACCTACCGCCGGGAATGTGTAGCGTTTTCTTGGTGACCGTCAGCACTCCAGACACGCAAGTAATATCAGTAACCACCTGAATTGACAGGATCGGTCCTGAACTTGTCACATAAACATCTTTGGTGGTGGTGCCACTGATCAATTTGTGATACATAAATTTGCCGATGTATTTGCCGTTTGGCAATGTTTTTCCATCAGGTTCACGAATGATGATTTCTGTGTAGTCCGTGCGCCATTCGTTGTTGTCGTTATCCCACCAGACGATCTTGCCTGTGTGATCACCTGCCGGCGTGGTTGTGCCTGTGACCTGGACAAAGTCGATGCCGTCACCCGGTTGGCTGATAAAGGTTTCATCACCTCCGCCAAATCTAGGTGCCAGTCTGCCGCCCTCGAATGCGCGCAGCATGGTGGCCAGACGTTCGGCTGATTCGCTGGATAGGGAAAACCCTACTTCCGGTGGCATTAGAGCGGACTCGGAAAGGTTGTTGATGCGACCACATCAAAAGACAATTGCGCAGCGTTATCGGTCCAGACTCCTGCCGCTTCGGTGTTCTCCGCTACAAATCCTTGGGCATCTAATCCGACAGGCTGAGTGATGTATTTGCCGTTTTTTTTGATCGGACCTTTCACGGTGGTTTGGTTGCCGGCAGCGTCCCTAGCATATTGCTTGGCTTCCAGTCCGACCGACCGCAAATCCCAAGTCCAACTGTAACGCACTTCAAAATTGATTGACCATCGCCAGTAGCTAAGGCCTTCCTCGTAGACCAAATTTGCTGAAATCCCACGCAGTCTTGCCCGCTTGGCAGCGATTATCCAACTGCCTATGGTCAGTGTGTTGGTGTTAATTTTACCCAGTGCAGAAACCCAGCCGTCACCCGGCGCACTGGTGCTGTTTAGGCCAATGGTGATGGCGATGGCTGGGATGTCAATCATGTAGGGTGGCGAGATAGGATCACCAGCAGTGTTCACGATTGGCTCGTCTGTGACCACATCTTTTTCAACCACACGTTGGCCGACATTGATCGTTTGGAATGTGTAGTCTCTTGGTCTTGAAAGCGGATTGGAAACCCTGCTGGCTGGTGGCTGGCCTTTCTGCTGGGTGTCGATTTGCGGATTGCCGGTGGCAGTCATTCCGCCACCACCACCGCCACCTCCGCCACCACCTCCGCCAACCCAAGCATCCATGGCGTAAGCGTATTGAGCGGTTACGGTCCACGCGAGCGGATTGTCACCGTCTTGAACAGGACTTAACGACACGCAAAACGCTTTGGCATCGTCTGGATAAACGCTAAATATTAGCGGCAGGCTGGGATGACTGCCGGCGTAAAATGGACCAGCCGTCGCATCGTCGGTGATGATGCGAAATTGCCGTGTGTACTGACGTTGAAAACTGGAATTGACCGATCCAGATTTGCCAGCCAGTTCTTTAAAGCTGACATATGCCATTTACAATCCCTTTCCAAATTCCAGCAGTCCTGGCAAAAATCTAGTAGCGCTTGCCTCAATACCTCGCGCAACCTCACCCAAAATGAAAACCATCTTGTCGGAATTTTCGGCGATCTTTTCTTGCGGGTTGTTTTGTTGCGTGCTGAACCGGTCACGCATCCGACTTTCCCACTCAGCGACCGAACCGCGTTCCAGTGCCGCCGCAAATATATTTTCTGGTGCTGCTTGGTCTTTGCCCATGCCTAGGCGCGGGGCGCGCTCAGCACCTTTGGCCGCCTCTAGATTGCCTTGAAGATTGCCAAGACTTGCCGCAAAGTTTTCCAATCCAGCCTGGAAGTTTGCCAGTCCGCCGCCTTCGTTGGCGTTAAATTGCTGAGCGTTGCCGCGCATCGCCTCGTTGAATTCTTTGCGGTTTCGTAATCCGAGATCCAATAGAACTTGGTTCCATGCCTGATTGAGAGCGCCCGGGTTGGTTATTTTTCGTAGCTCATCGATGCCTTTGGCAATGCCTTCGACGAAATACTTCACGCCACCTGTGAGCGCCTTGGCAATGTCAATGGTGTAATCCCGAACAACCTTAAAGACATTTTGCAGAAATTCAAAATTGCCATCATCGTCTTGAACCCAACCAAATGCCTTGGCAATTTCCTCGGCAGTGACGGCTAAACCTTCAAACACGCCACGCATGATCGCCAAGCCTTCTTTGATCACTCCCTCAAAAGGTTCAGCCAGGCGAACAATGAGGTTGTCCCACGACTCCGACAGAAGCGCCATTTGGCCGGTCATGGAACCTAGCCATTTAGGCTCCTGCATCAGCGAACCTTGGTCGGCCACCTGGCTAAACTGTAGTTCTTCATTGGCCAACAATGCGTCTCTAGCGCTACTGGCTAGATTTCGCATCATCCCAACCGCGCCTGCGCCAGCCGCCGCAAATATACCAAACTTGAAAGCGCCGAGTACCGAACCCAATCCGGCGCCAATCTGGCTAACGGTTGACATCCGTTTGCCAAAGTCCTCGACCTTGTCAGCGATCTTGTTCAGTCCGCTTTCGGCTCGTGAGCCGTCCAGCGCGACCGATATCGCCAGATTGGAAATCGATTCAGCCATCGGACCTTTCCACTGGTTTGGCACCAAGCGACAATAACGCCAGGCGCATTTCCTCGGGTGTCACCTGCCGCACTTCGTCAACAGGTCTTGTCGTCCACCATGGCAACGATATTCGCCGTGCCGTTTCTGCTGGATCCTTCAAGTGTGCTGCCATCACCGAATACGACCAGCCGAGCGTTGCGAGTGTGTCCAGCCTGTACGGTCCCCACGGTTCCTGCTGCGCCAGCGCTATCCAATCGTTTAGCTCGTTAGCTCCCAGCGTCACTTCCAGTTCTGCGACTGTCCGTCCCAAGTGACCGGCCAGCGCCAACATGAAGCGCCGCTGGGCGCTTAGTTTTTTTCCGGTGTTCCGCCTAAACCCGATAGTTGCTGTGCTTTCGCTGCGATGGTTTCCATCACATGCAGCGGGAATGATTTACCGATTAGGTCGGTGTCTGATGGATTAAAGATCTGCTGACCTTTTTCATCGACGATGACTTTGGCCAGCATCGGCAAAACCAGAGACTCAAACTTTTGGCCATCGCTGATTTTCTCGCGAAACTCCAGCGCTTCGCCTGCGGAAAGCTCGCGGACATAGACGAAATCATTTAGCTCGGGGATCTCAACGCGCTCGCGTTTGAGCAGAGCGTATGGCTTGAAACTGTCGCGGGTCAGCACAAAGCCTCCTTACAGTTGAAAAGTGATGGTGTAGGTAATTAGACCGGAAGTGCTGGATAGGTCGATGCCGGTAACGCTGGTAAGTTTCACGCCAGTGAATTCCAGCAGCGGTGTTGCAGGCAGATACGGCATTTCGAAGCGAAGGTCGTAGCTGCTGGCGTTAGTCAGGCCGACTCGCCAACCGCTGTAAGTATTGCTTGCGGTTGCCGTGTCTTCCAAATGCATCGTGATCGACACGGTGCCGGGATCAACTCTACCGATGTATTTGGACAAAGTCATTTCGCTAGCAGCGGTGTTGTCGCTGAATGACCTGGTAATTGTGCTACCAGTCAAACCCAGCACATATGGCAACTCGACATAGGATCCCACACCGCTAGCGCGGGTGTAGACCTTGGTGCCGGCTGCCATGACTGCGCTTGGCATGGATTAGGCAGTCAGCGTCATGGTTGCGGTGTAAGTCACCGTCGTATCGTTGGCACCTAGTTCAGGCGTCGTTAGCTCACTGATGAAACCACTGAATGTGTACAGCGGTGTGGAATCAAAAGCGCCAGGCATGTTTACCGTGACCGTGATCAGTGTGCCAGCAACCAGAATGGTGTTCAGTCCTGTCCATTCGTTGGTTGCGGTTGCCGTATCCTGCAACTGGAACGTGAACTGGACGGTGCCGGGATCGGTCCGCACTGGCCGGCGTTTCATGGTCGTATCACTCAGCAGAGTAATATCGGCTACCGCTCGTTGTTTGGTGTTACCACCAATAGCGGTCAGTCCGGTCATCGTGACGGAAGCGCCGCCAGCAACCGGCACATACGCCGCCGTTGTACCAACGGCAAACACTGGATCTGGCATGAAATCACCTCCTAAATATAAGCGCCATCTACTTGTAAATTAACCAACCGAATGGACTCATCGGATCCGTCGAGTATCACCTCGGATACATCTGACTGGCTAATCACTCGCCAGAAAAAGATTTTGGGATTAGTCAAGCCAACCCACGTTCCCTGTTCTAACTTGGTTCGTAGCCATGCGGTCACAGACTCGCATTCGCTGCGCGTCTCAGCGGTGACGACTAGATTCACACTGGCCTGTCGTGCGACTGTTGTTCCGTCCAGACGCAGAACCGGTGTGTCTTCGCTGCCGGTGTAGACGATGAATGGCAGGGTTGAACCTGCTGGTGCGATCTCTGGCGAGATACCACCAGGGATAGTTGCGGCATAACCAGTTTGTCCGGTCAAATACGTTCGGATAGCCTTGCCGAATACGGACATGATGCCTCCTATCGTGAAGCCAACAGCTTGGCGACTTGGTCACGCAGTTTGTTTCTCACCAGTGTTCTGACCTGGCCTTGAGTTGCCGCAAATGCTGGACGCATAAACGGGTAAGGTTTCACGCTCTTGCCGGTGTTTGCGCCGCGAACTTTCAAGATGTGGCCTTTCTCAAGCCACCAGGCATATTGCTTTGGATCGTGCGTTACGAGCTTGTTTATAAATGGATTCCATGCTGTGACTTTGTAGCCAGAGCGCGGTCCGACAATGCACAGCACCCTGCCGCTAGAGGTTCGTTTCCACTTGGCGTTTTTCCATTCCGCTCCGCTGGCCATGCCACGCGGGTTGATGCCGCTACCGCCAATCACTCGGCCATCCGCTGCCGAGCGCGCAACCGATTGAGGTTTGGCCATGTGAACCTTGACACCGATGGACCGTGCCAGAGCGCCGGTTTGTCCCACTTCCGTGACCGTGTTATTGCGTGTGCCAAATGCGCCTTTGGTTGTGACTGCAAATCGCAGCAATTCCCGCTCTTCCGGTGTGCTGACCATCTTCCTAATTTGTTCAACCGAATAGGTGCGCTTTTTAACCGTGACCAATTTCCTTGGCCTGCCGCGTTTAGGCTGTTCCGGTTTGGCCTGCTGAATCGCCTTCGGCTTTTCTGGTTTAACCGCCAGTGGTTTGGGTTTGCGTTTAATCCTGATGCCGAACTCGTTGAACACCTCACGCATCAGCTTGTTGGCATCTTTGCGCACTGCCTTGGAAATCTTTTTGCCGTATTTGCTTGCCACTTTCATGGCGCGGCGGCTGGCCTTTCTGGCAATTGCGGAATGTGGCTTCAGGATCTTTTTAAGTTTTTTCTGATACTGCTGCGCCTCTTTGCCGGCGGCGGCTATAAATTTAGACAGGCGACTTGGTTTGCCAGCCGCCTTCAAGCGGTTGATGCCTACACGCGCCTTGATGCTCGACCGAATTGCAGGTATCAGCACCCTGCCAATCTCCCGCGCCACTGACCGAAATACTTGTTGCTTCTTTTTCGGAAACTCCAACACGGTGCGGATCAGTTTGTCCGCGCCATTAAATTCAAGTTTGTAGCCGAAATCGGCCACTAAACCACCTCTTCTGAACAGGTTATTTCTAGTATCTCGTTGAGGTAGTCCACATTGGTGATGCTGGAAATTTCCAATACGCGCGAACCAAACAGTAGCCGCCAAGTCTCGTCCATGCTGGCCAGTGCGCTGGCGTAGCGGATCCGCACTGTGTGACCAAGAGTTACTTGGCCTTTATTGACTGTGGCTTGAGTACCACCGCCACGACCAACCATCTCAGACCACACAGTCAGGACAGTTGTCCAGGTGATGGCTTCCTGTCCGTAGCTGTCCACGGTCGCAGTAGGCGACTGCACAACCACACGGTGCCGCATTCTGCCGGCTGGGATCACTGGTATTCCCCGCTGTCGTACAGAGAGAGAAGACTTTCCACCGCGTAGGGAACCGGCAAGCCTGCCTCCTGGCTGGCGGCTTCACGCCTGATGTACCAATTGCCGACTAACAACAAAATGGCTTGCTTGATTGGACCAGGCACATCTGCGCCGGTCGTGCCAAAGCCAGCGTAGAAAGTGACCTCTACCGGGTATTTGCGCTCACTGTCGAGCGTAGGCCATCCAGCAATTCCCCAGACGGATAGGACAGGTGGGTTGCTGTTGTAGGCTAAAAATTCTTCATCCGTCAGAGTCCACGATGTGGTTGTCACATCGTCAGGGTTGTAGTAGCTGATAACCGGTGAGTAGGTTCCCGATGTTGTGATCATTGGCCGGCGCATGATCTCGATATCAGCGCCATCGGCTGGGAAGTCCTCTAGTCGCATCCGCCATTGCTGGCGGATTAGCGCCAACCGTGTGGTGCGCTCGACATGATCCCGTGCTGTGGAAATCAACGCAGATATCAGCGTGTCATCGTCCGAGTGATCTACTCGGATATGCGCTTTGGCTTCAGCCAGAGTGACCGGTTCAGATGCCGGCGCGGTGATCCGTTCTAAGAACATACTCACCTCACTTGCGTTTTTTGGCCTTCGGCGCTTCCTCGGTGCTGTCCGGTTCAGTGCTAACCACAGCGATGGCCAAACCTCGCTCAACCATTCTGTCAGCCTCAACCTGATCAACGCATGGGAACAGTTCCCCTGGCATCCATGCTGTAACGGAATTGGCGAACGCTTCCAACAGAACAACTTCCACAGGCATGTTTTGTCCTCCACAAATAAAACCGGTCCAGCGGAATCCCGCCGGACCGGTCAGATTAAGCCCGGTCCCTATTAGCGGGATTAGGCTTGGGTGAGGCGCTTCAAGGCACCAGACATGCTGACCTTGGAATCAGATCGAGCCAGCGCAACAAATGCGCTTTGTCCGTATTCCATGTAACGCTCGTCACTGCGCACCAACTGGATATCCAGCGCATCGCGAATGATGAACTTGGACCAGTCGCCGAACAGCACAGTTTTGTTGGTGGTGGCAACGGTGGATGCCATGCTGTTGTTTATGACAACCGGATACCCAAACAGACGGTCAGGTTCACCCACGATGTAGGACTGAGTGAAGATCGGCTGATTGGTGCTGTCCTTCAATTTGCGCACAGCAAGCAAAATGCTGTCGTGCATCATGAAAGCGCCAGCGTCACGATAGGCGCGATCAACAGAGTGAACCAACCCAAGCAGATCGTCAACAGCGATGGCTGACGCACTGGCGGAAGTCACACCAGCAGCGCTACCAGTCACCGCACCTTGCGGTTGGCTGGAGCCGGTTCCGGTGGTGAAAAATCCGAGCTGGCTTCTACCGATGCGCTCACCCAGGAGGTTACCAAGAATTTCGCCAACATTGATGGCGGAATCTTGCAGCAGTTCCAAGCTGGCCAAAACCAGCTTAGATGTGAACTTATAGGCATTGAGTGTGACCTTACTGAATGTCACATCCTGCGTGGCGTAGGATGCGTTTTCAGCAACCAGTTCGCCACTGTTTGAAGTGTCGTCCACGGTTGGAATATCGATTGGGTTTCCGCTCGCGGTGCGAAGCACTTGTGCGAATTGGCGGATCGGGCAGGTGTAGGCCAGTGCCGTTTCCAGCGAACGAATCAGATCGGTGGGAACAAGGTAGCCACCAGCACTGCCAGTACCAGCAGACTGGGCGCGAGTTTCCTTATTGGGATTCTCGTACAGTCGCAGGTTCAGCACCTTGTTGTTTAGGTTGAAACCGATCTCATTGGCAGCGCGGACATGGTCAGCGGTGCAAAGACCGGTTGGCTGAAGTGCCCAACCGCGCAAAGCCATGTCGCGGTTGCGAATGGCGCGGCGATCATTCAGGTCACGAACAATGTTCGGCACCGGAGTGTTCACATACACCGGCTCGCTAGCAGCGGGTGGCTTGGGAAGTTCGTTCAATGCTGGGATAGACCGAGCGGATGCTTGCTGAACAGCAGCGTCACCGGGATCAGCGGCGGGATCAGCCATAAGTTCAGCCTCCAAAGTTGTGACCTTTGCATCGATCTCGTTCACCTGTGCGACCAGCGCATCAAATGCGGCTTGCTCTTCGGGTGTTAGTTGCCGCTCTTGCATTCCGGTTAGTTGCGCCATCAATGCGGAACGTGCTTCAAGCAGTTCTTCGCGAGTGGCTTTTGAAATCACGATCTTATTCATCTGCTATTCTCCTGTGTGTGAATCACATGAAATCAAAACTATAGAACCTCACGAACTCAGAACCTGCGCAACCCAAGCACCTGCAAGATGTTTGTGTTCCGACTCAACAAAAAGCGGGACAATGAACGCAGACCAACTTCCGTCTGCGGATAGGCCGGAATGGACACTACGGAAACTTCCATCAGGTTGGCGTGCCGAACAATCCTGCGGCGCAATGGTTCATCGCCTTCAGGCGGCAACCACTCGTCATCACCTTTCGAGATGGTGAATCCAAAAGACATTTGCGACACATCGCCGCGCCTGATTAGTTCTGCGGCATCTTTGGCATAACTCGTCGATGGTAGGTCAATTTCAACCGCCAAGCCCCGGGTGTCTTCGTGCAGTCGCAGCGTGCCAGCGGATCGTCTGCCTAGCACCAACCGTGTGTCGTGATCGAGCAGCGCACGCACATCCTCGTTGGAATCAAGCGTGCGCTTGAATGCGCCTGGCGCAATGTACTCACGGAACCCGCCAAGGTTTTCACTAGGCTGGTTAAACACTGCGGCGTATCCGTGCAGCTTGTTGCCTTCACTCTCCACCTCGGCAAGGCTGCCGACGCGGCGCTCGATCTCTATTCCGGCGGTTGGCATCGGAAATCTCCCCTCTCGCTGAACCTGCGGATGCGTCCAGTCTCGGTGTTTTCCGTATCGTCGGAAATCATGTCTTCAAACGACATGCGAATCGGTGGCAGTTGTGGTGGGCCCGGTGGCAACCGGCGCGGTGTTCGCGCCTCACCCAGAACCAGCAAGATCCCATCCCACGAGGATTCAGCCATTGAGTGGATCCATTGCATCAACTGGTTGATCGCCAGCAGGCGCACGCGCACCAGGAGCGGTGTCGGTTAGCGGTTGCATGTTCGTTGGACTAAGGTAAGTATCGCCGCCTGGGATTGGATCCCATGATTCCAGCTTGCGAATCTGATTGACCGACAACCAGCCCCAGTTGCGACCGATGGAGTAGGATTTGTAACGGGTGAGGATGTCTGCGCGCAGCAAACCTTCAACGCTGTGTTCCCAGGTGTACCAGCCCCATTCATGCTCCCGAACTAGCTTGCGGTTGGCTTCCTGTTCAACCCGAATCAAATGTGGCTGAATACAGTCGGTTAAGAACTGAATGTTCTGCGCCTCGATGCTCTCGCCACCGCCACCCAAACCCATTTTGGCCGGTGGGATACCGAATATGCGGCAGACTTCACGCACCTGAAATTCTCGGGTCTGAATCGTTTGCGCATCTTCCGGTGATGTGCTGGTTGGCGTGAAGGTTAGACCTTCTTCCAGCACAGCAATGCGGCCAGCATTGGCCAAGCCAGTGTGCAGTTTTTCAAAATCGCTACGCAGGCGACGGCGCGCATCGTCGGACAGTTTGCCTGGATGCGTTAGCACACCAGATGGCCTTGCGCCGTTGGCGTAAAGAGTTCCGCCAAAATCTTGGGTTGCCTTGGTCAGTTCCAGTGAATTGCGGCAAAGATCCAGCAGGCTGTTGCCGTTGAAGGTTCCACGCAAGACGAACATGTCCGCCTCAGAAACCCAAGTATCCGCATCGTTGGCATAGGGATCGGATTTAATTCCGTACAACTTCTTTCCCAAAATGTCGTCGGTCTTTTCGATGATGTGATCGGCAGAGATCTCTTGAAGATTTCTTGCGCCACCATCAATCCGAGAGATGCGAGCGTAGGCGACACCATGGACCAACATTTGGAATATCAGGCTAGACCTGATTTCCATTTCGTTGCGGTTTTCGTTGTATTTCCAGACATCGGCTTCGTTGCGGTCTTCGGCTCGGTTTCTGCCGCCATCGACCTGGCGGTGATACAAGTGCAAAGGTAGACCACCCACGGTTTCTGAAATCAACCGCAGGCCGGCCAGCACCGCTGGAATGCCGAGGTAGTCCATTGCACCCGGTCGGCCATTCCAAGTTTGTTCAATTGCGTTGTAATCGTTCAGCACTAGCGGACGGCCACGCTGACCAGCACCCAACAGGCTGGAAATACTTTTGCCAATTCGCTTTAGAATGCTGTCTGCCATATTCCTCGATTCTGGGAAACCAGACGAACTCAGAGAACCATTAGCCCGCCGGATTCATAGCCCGACCGGCTCGATGCCTCATGGTGCCGCGCTCTGGCCATGCTCATCACGGTGGCAATGATCGGGTCAATCTTGTCACCGCTTCTAGATTTGTCCGGCCTGACATTGCCAGCAGGATCCTGAACCATGGAAACATTGGTGAATGCCCAGCGGAACAGCGGATTTTTGCGGATGCGGACTTTGCCAGAACTAACCAGTGCCTCGAAATCTTTTGATGCTGGTGACATCGAGGCGAAGCCCTGCGGGAATGCCACCACCGTGTGACCTTCGGATTGCAACTGATTTGAGAGCGCAACACTGTTCCACTTGTCCACCGCTATTTCGCGGATGTTGTATCGAGTCGCCATATCTTCGATGTGCCGGTGAATCTGCGTGTAATCGATAACCTCGCCATCAGTCACGATCACATGCCCGGATTTTTCCCATGGCTGAAACCGTGTGCGGTTGGCTCTCTCTCGGGTGGTCAAAGCGCCACGCGGCGCCCATGACCAGGAGTCGAGATAAAAGATTCCATCTATCGGCCAGACTGCGGCAATGCTCGTTAAGTCGGTTGTGCTGCTTAGGTCCAAGCCTAGGAAACAATCTTTGCCGGTCAGGTCCGGCCAATCGGATTCCTCGACCATGGCGGCATCGATCTTGTCTAGGCTAAACCATCTGGACTCAGCGCTCACCCACTGGCTGAGAAAGAACTGCCGGAAGCTAATTTCCTTGGCTGGGTTTTCCTGCGCCTCACGGCAGGCATTCGACAGGAATTCTTCCGAGACTGAGATACCTAGATTCGGGTTAGCGCTCAGCCAGGTGGATCGGTCTTTCCAATCGGCTTCCTCTGGTGCGCCGAACAGCACAGGCAAAAAGGTTGGATCCTCAACGATGCCATCACGGATCCGCTCGGCGTAGCTGTGCGTCTGATAACAAATGGTGTTTTTATCAAAGCCAGATGTTGAAATTAGGAACGACAGCGGTTGTCGTCTAGCTCCCATCGATGTGGTTAGCGCTTCGTATAGGTCAGACTTTTTTTGAACCCATAGCTCATCAAATATTAGCGTTGAGATGGACAGGCCATGCGCATTAAATCCATCAGCACTAACCACCTTGTATGTCGATCCGTCCTGCGTCTCGATCACTTTTTTGTAGACTCGGCACATGCGCCGCAGGATTGGGTTGGCCAGAATCGCAGCGCGCGCAACGTCAAACACCAAGCTAGCTTGTTCCCGTGTGCCTGCCGCGCTGATCACCTGCGCACCCGGCTCGCCATCGCAGATTAAACCGTAAAGCGCCACTGCCATGGCCAGAAAACTTTTGCCGTTCTTTCGGCCAATCTCGACATAGCTGGTGCGGTATTGGCGCAAACCATCCTTGCGGATCGTGTCGTATAGGGGACGAATGATCCGCTCCATCTGCCACTCTTCAAGCAGGAATGGTTGGCCTCGCTGCGGTCCATGGACATGCGTCAAATATTGAGCGCAAAAACTCCTGAACTTCTCACTGGGAAGATTCTTCTTGGGTTTGCTCGCACGCCGTTTTGGCGCTTTCGCCATGGTCATCCCAACGATCTCATGATTGGGTTGTCACCTGCCACCGCCATGACCTGATCCTCTTTGGCTCGCGAGGTCACCTTGCTGCGTGGATCCATCAGCAACTTGCCAAGCTGATTGGCGTAGGCGGTTTCCATTTGGCGCAATTCCTTAACCATCGGATGGAGAGCGCCTTGTCCGGTGCTGCCTGAAATCATCCAGCTTTCCAGTGCATCGACCTCACGCCTGATCCGCTTTAGCCTGGCGCGCTGGTGTACCAGGAGAAGGAAGGATTCCAGCGATGTGTTGCCGACATGGCCGGATTTGGTAACCTGCGAATGCAGGACGGTGTAGGATTTTTTTTCTTCGGGATTTAAATCCTCGGGTGGCTGGCTAGGGATTCCATCAACCACCATCGGCATCTTCTTTGTCGGCATCTGTCACCTTGGCAGAGAAAATTTTGATATCACTTCCAACGCTTACAAACTGATATCAGCCACTAGACTTTAAAAGCTGCCGAATTTCGGCAGAAAGGTTGGCTTGAT